CCTTGAGCACCTGTAGCACCTGTTGAACCTTCTGTACCTGCGACACCTTGAGCACCTGTAGCACCTGTTGAACCTTCTGTACCTGCGACACCTTGAGCACCTGTAGCACCTGTTGAACCTGCGACACCTTGAGCACCTGTAGCACCTGTAGTACCTTGGATACCTGTTGGACCTTGGAGACCGGTAGCACCCACAGTAGAGGCAGGGCCTGGGGGGCCTGTAGCACCTTCAAGTCCTGTAGCACCTTGTATACCTGTAGCACCTTGTGTACCTGTTGCACCTGTAGCACCTAGTCCTGTAGCACCTTGTGTACCTGTAATACCTTGGATACCTGTAGCACCTTGTGTACCTGTTGCACCTGTAGCACCTAGTCCTGTAGCACCTTGTGTACCTGTAATACCTTGGATACCTGTAGCACCTTGTGTACCTGTTGCACCTGTAGCACCTAGTCCTGTAGCACCTTGTGTACCTGTAATACCTTGGATACCTGTAGCACCTTGTGTACCTGTAATACCTGTAGCACCTTGTATACCTGTTGCACCTGTAGTACCTAGTCCTGTGGCACCTTGTGTACCTGTAGCACCTTGTGTACCTGTAATACCTGTAGCACCTTGTATACCTGTTGCACCTGTAGCACCTAGTCCTGTAGCACCTTGTGTACCTGTAGCACCTGTGACACCATTTATACCCTGGGGGCCTGTTGAACCTACTAGACCTTCTATACCTTGAGGGCCTGTTGCCCCTCTTCCCCCGTCTATACCTTGAGGGCCTGTTGCTCCTGTAGGACCCCCAGCGGGTCCTGTTGCTCCTGTTGGACCTAAGGGTCCTATTGGTCCTAGGGGACCTTGTGCTTTTATTTCTATTATACGAGCCAAAGTATTTGTGTATAAATATTATGACCCAAATCTAGATTTAAGTGTGTTGTAGTTTTATCCTTGTGAAATGCATACTAATTGGATACCTGCAGTGGCTCCTATGGCTGTACTTCCTGTTTGATATAACCTTCCTATCACTCCAGGGTCGGAAGTGGGTAAATTATTAAAATTAATATCAGACCCACTTATCTCTAAACTACCCGTAATTACAGCACTTCCTGTATATGGAAAAGGATCTTCATTAAAAGAAGAAGTAGAGACTGCAGTTGCAGTCCAGTGTTCATTACCTATCCAGGCATATCCTGGGGGTAAATTAGGAACATCATTAGTACGACCTGCACCAATAATTGTTATTTCTCCATTGTTTTTAACATTACCTACTCTAGCTATTTTTTGAACTAATGCTGATCCCGTAGGTCTATCTTTAGTTAGAATTCCTTCTCCTACATATAAACTATCATTTATAGAACATAGAGAAGTATTATACCCTCTTAAAGCTCCTAATAATGTAGCATGACCTTGTTCGTTAGGAGCTAAATTTTGGTCTAATACCCCTATAGCAGGCATTGTTGAAGCATTAGAAGCAGAGGAAGGAGCAATTTGGAATATAGATGCTCCTTGGAATCCTATTATGTGTACAGGGGTACCAATTGTTAAAGTATCCCCAGAGTTATTTTTTACATCTATATTAGTTCTATCAGCCCAATCAAAATATAAATTACCTTCACCATCAGTTGTTATAAGTTGCTTTTCATCTCCATCTATAGTAGGATAATTTAATCCAGATGCTGTAAAGGGTCCTGTTACATTTAAGCTACCACTTATAATAGCATCTCCTATATAAGGAAAACCAGGGCCTTGGGGACCTGTTGCACCTGTAGTGCCTTGGGGACCTGTTGCGCCTGTAGTACCTTGGGGGCCTGTTGTACCTGTTGTACCTGTTGCACCTATTGGGCCCTGGGGTCCTATAGGGCCTAAAGAGACTACATCAACAACGTTAGTTACCTCTTGGGTTATTTTAACCCCATTACTTACTTGAGTTATATTAACTATATTGTCGGGGTTGTTAGTGACTACTATAGTCCTAAATTCATTATTTTCCTTTACGTTTGCCATTAGAATGATCCTAGTGTTACGTTTTTATTTAGATGAACATTTCCTTCTAAAATTCTAGTAACAATTGGGCAACTTTCTCCTACAGCAATTTCTAAATCATAAGAAGCTTCATTAAAGTTTAGCATAGAAGACGAATTAGCCGAAATGTATATTCCTATAGTCCCAGATGTGGGAGGATTAATACCGCTTGAACCCCCCATGTTTAGACCAGTTCCACAAGGGCCTAAACTAGAAGATAGAGTTAAATAAGTAGTTGGAGATCCAGGTTTGGGTCTAATTTGCATTCTAGCTTGATACCCCGTAAGATCTACAGGAGTGCCTGTAGAATCTTTATAAGCTATTTCAAAATTTAGAGTTGCACCCTGTTCTATTGTAAATGAATACCTTCCTGCAGCCATAATGTTTTTCCATAAATATTATGGATTAATAGATAGGATTATCTGCGTAATAATCTCTTAAGTCTTCTACAATTTCGTTTCTATGATTTGAAGTTAAAGTAATAGCTTCTAAATTTTTAATTTTACGAGATGCCTTATAAAGGTATTTAAATCCCGAATCTGCTTTCTTTTTAAGGTCGATTTGCTGGCCGTCTCCACAAATCATCATTTTAGATCTTAGACCTAAACGTGTTGTAATCATCTCCATTTGATCATGGGTCACATTTTGTGCTTCATCAACAATAACACATGAATCTAAAAATGTCCTACCCCTCATAAATGATACCGGTACAATTTCTATTTTCCCATCCGCTATAAGTTTTTCAACTTTAACTTTATCATAAAGAATAAAGAAGTTTTGGTAGATGGGTTGAACCCAAGGATCCATTTTTTCCCTTAGGTCTCCAGGGAGAAATCCAATTTCTTCTTTTGATACTGTGGGGCGGGTTATAATTATTTTATCATATATCCGTCTTAGGAGACCATCCAAAGCGATTTGACATGCTAATAGAGTTTTTCCAGAACCTGCTTGACCTGCTAATAAAGTTATGGTACTGTCTAATATTTTTTGTTTTGCTTCTTTTTGTTCTTCATTAAGTTGGACTTTAAACTTAATGGGGTTTTTTGGTATTCTTTTTTCTCTAAAAATTTCTTCTGCTTTAGGAGTGTTGTTGAAATGGGTCATTTTTAAAATTAATTTTAACCAATTTATCCAAACCCGCATTCACATGCATTTCATCTTCTAACACAAGGTCAAAATCGTATCTTTCGTCCAATGGTAAGACCAAATCTACTTGTGAACCCCATCTTATAAGTGAAAAACGTTCATTTTGTGATACTGGTGAATTTTGATCGTTAATAAAAGGGGCTATAACATTAACATCTTCATCTGCTATTTGGACTAAGTAATAAGTATAATCTAATTGAGGTGAATATATTTTATTTAACATTCTTTCATTATACTTCAAATACTCCATATTATTAGGATTAATTGCGGCATTAAGAATATCTTTTTCAACTGCTAACATAGGTTTGTTAGTAGATTCAATAGGATCTAGTCCTTTATATTGTAATATACCGGTATATGGTATTCTATTTATATGAACATCATAGAATGACATGAATATACCAATTACTAAAGATGGTTGGTTATAACGCTTATCTCCTAATACATCTTGTATAGTATAATCCATACCTTTAATTTCCACTACAGGTTTTGTAGGGTCTTTGACATATTTTTGATATAAAATTACACCATCCGCAGGAGAGTAAAAGTGGTTGTAGTCAATATAATTAGGACGCATAGGGTCTCTAAAGAAAAAAGTATTCGAAAGTTCACCTACTTCTAATTTGGAAAGTTCTGCTACCTCTCCTTTCAACCAATCTTCTAATTTTTGAGCCATTAGATAAGAGATTTAGTTTGATCTACATAATTAAGATGCATCATCATACAACTTAACATAGCCCCTGATTTCATGTATTCAGATAAATTAAAAAATACAGGTTCTAATCCTTCATTAAAACATATTTTTTCTAGAGTATTTATTTTAGCTTTTTCTGCTTCATAATTTTTATCTGCTCTGGTCATCTCTGAGATGTTTGAAGCACATAAAATCATATTCCCTAATCTAACAGAATTAGTTAAACCATTAAAAGCATCATCAACACTAATGTCTACTATTTCAGTATATTGTTCTAATTGCGTTAATTCATCCTCTTCGAACATTTCCGTGCAAACCAATGTTTTTTCTTGAGTTAACGGGAAAATAGAACAATCAAGATGGTATAAATAGTCATCAACCATTTCTAATTTAATAATTTTCATATCAAATTTTTCTTCCATCCATTCATAAGCTTGGATATCTGAGCGGATTCCATATCCTCCTATGTAAATATTATCATAAAGGTATTTTAAATCTGCTTCCCCTTCCCATTTAAAAGGGCACATATGAACCTCATAACCCATTGCTTCAAAAAATGGTTTCCCAACTTTTTCTTCCCCTTGTCGAGGTTCAGAAGTAAAGTTAGACATAATAATAGTATTTGAATCCTTAATGTGGGGAAGTTGTATTCCTAAATTAGCTACATATACCAAGTCCTGGTAGTTGCCTGTAGCGGGTAGGTTGCAGACTAGAGAATTACCGGCCACAAATTGGTATAGGTCTAAAAATTGTCTATAAGCGTTTCCTTTATTTATCTTTAAATCTTCTTTTTCCATTTCCTGCATCCAAATATTATTGGGATTAGCAGTATCTAATGTGAATGGAAAATTCATAACGAATGCCGGTATAGGCAATTGTGAAGGGGTTTCTTTCATTTTTTTAAAACTATTTAATTATTTACTATAAATATGTACTAACTACTAGAGGTACAAAAAGCCCCGCCGAAGCGGGGCTTTTCTTTAGCGTATGCTAAAAATCTAATTAGAGGGTATTTAAACCATTAACGTAGATCTTAGCGTAGTATTCAGGTCTCAACATCTTCTTAGCGTAGCGAGTCAAGAGACCTTTTCTTGGAGTGAAGGTTTCAGGATCGTACACTAGAGGTGTCATGATCAATGGAATGTAAGGAGCAAATGTAGCACCTGTTTCCAAGAATTGTGAACCTTTAAATCCTAAGAGAATAGTATTCTCAGTCATGTATGGGTTTTTATAAACTTCATACTTAGTGTTCAAGTTACCAACTTTTTGGATACCGAAAGCATAGCTCATAGAGTCAGCATCAGCACCATCAGAAGCAGCGAATCCTGGGATTGACTCAAGAACAGTACCAATAGTTGGGGAGCAAACCATGAAGTTAGCACCACCTCTTAAAGTTAACTGGTGGATCTTGTTAGATACCTTGTTAATTTTAGTACCGAGAGTTTGGAACCACTGACCTTGTGTGTTGTAGAAAGTACCGTTATCGGTTGCTCCGTTAGCATCAAAAGTAGTGTTATTCTTAGCTGACCAATACTCTGTAGTAAGAGCATTTTCTATCAACATACCTAGAATTTCTAAGTCAATTTCAAGAGCAATATACTCACTCATGATGCTTGTCAACTCAGCCTCAGCATCTAAACTGTGGTAAGCATTCAAGTCTTGAGCAAATTCAGGAGTCCAGACAGCCTTTAGCTTCTTTGTTTTAGCAACAATAGCTTCAGACTTCATCTTAACGTTTACTTCAGGAATTTCAATAGGAGTATTGAAGGTGCCACCACTTGCACCAAGGGCACTAGCACCATCCTCAAAGTCACCTCTCATGTTATCCTTAGTTTGGATTGGGTAGTTAGCGACGATGTTACTTTCTTCACCACTATTACCTGCTTCGTCGCCCCAGAAAATGTAAACATTACCTGTACCATCAACATAGTTAAATTGGTTGTAGTTGGATGTAACGTTGCTAACTGAAGTTTCAACTACATCAATACCTCTAACACCTTGTAAGTCTACATTAACCATTCCTAATGCTGCAGGTGAACCTGAAGTAAAGTAAATAGTACCAGCAGCAATAGAAGAAGATAAATCAGAATCATATCCTACTTGACCCCAAGATGCTGTTTGCATTAGTGTTGCTGAATCACCATAGGATTGGGTAACATTGCTTGAGTAAGTCCACTTACCGGCACCATACAAACCATTAGTAGGGGCAGCAGCAGTGTCAGTAACACCGTACATAGAACCCGCACCAAATACATCACCACCTGGGGTGAATCTACCATCTTGACTAGTTTGGCCATCATTATTACCTGCTATACCGCCGTATTGGAAATCTAGGAAGAAAACAAGGCCAGAAGGTAAGCTCATTGGTTGAACACTAACGAAATCTTTCGCAGCGATTTGACCAAATACCTTTCTTACGAGGGGAAGAGCAAGACCAGCCCACTGTTCACCTGTTCCGGCATTAAAAGTAGCACCAGCAGCACCAGCACCCCCACCTGTTTGGGAAGTTTCAACAACAAGTTGCTTGGCTTGGTTTTCAAGGATGAGAGACATATTGTTCTTCTCAACTTCGTTACCTAAACCTTCAAGCAAACCTGTTTTATCCCATTTGTTGGCTAATCTAGAAGCATCAGATTGGACTGATCTCCATTGGTTAGCACTCTCTAAAAGAGAATTTAAATTTGACATTTTGTTTTAGTTTTAAAATTAATAATTATTTTATACCTGCTAATTTTTTAAAGCGTGATACCATTGCATCTTCTTCTACAACATTTTCGGTTATAGGACGCTTAGGAGCAACACCCGCAGGTTTTGAAGCAAAGCCCATAGATTCTTTAATATTAGACTTAGTTGATTTAGCAACTAGGTTTTCATTTAACGATTCAAAAATAACTTTTGCTTCTTTTACTGTTTCGGCTTTATCAAAAGCCTTTAAAACCTTAATTTTTTGATTTTCAGTCAAATTCTTGGCTCTGAAAATCTTGTTTGTGTAAAGGAGTTTAGAATTAAGGAGATTAACCTCATTAAGTTCAGATTGAAGGTGCTTAATAACAGTTTTAGCTTCTTTAAGCTCTTTACCTTCTGAGGGGGTGTTGAATTGTTGGGGTAGAAATTCCATAGCAGATAATACTTTTTCAACAGTAGTTCCTGCTTTTTCAGCAAATTTAGCTAATTTTTCTTTCATACCTTCTTCAAGTTCCTCTTCATAAATTTGAGATTCTTTGGTGGTTGTAGTAAGGCCTGAGTCAATTTCAGGGAAAAGTTTATTAAATGCTTCTAAAGCATCCTCAACTTTAACTCCTAATTTTTGAGCAAACTGCTTAACTTTATCCATTTTACCTTCTTGAAGATCAATATCATCAACTTCAATGTCTACGTCAGCATCTCCTTCCATACCATCGTCTGTGTCTTCAGCTTCTTCAGCTTCAGATTCATCAGCGTTTGGTCCGGGAACAAGTTCACCATCTTCGATCATGTCCTCAATAACATCTTCAATAAAGCCTTGTAACTCATCTTCAGTCATGTTTTCAAGATCAAGTTCAGCATCGTCGTCGCCTTCGGCTTCTTCAGCTTCTTCAGCTTCTTCCATACTGTCATCCATTCCTTCTTCCATTTCGGATTCACCTTCTTCTAATTCTAACTCCGCTAAAATTTCTTCAAGATCAAGGTCCTCTTCGAGTTCCTCTTCCTCCTGGAGGTTTTCTTTAGCAGTTTTTTCTTTACCTTCTGCTTCCATTTCTTTTGCTTCTTCTTGCTTTTCCTTATCGACTTCAGCAAGATCATCTTCTGTGATCTCTTCTTCGTCGAGTTGGGAAATTTTTTCAGAAAGCATAGATTGGAGTTGTGGGGTAAAGGCTTCTTCTAAAGCAGCTTTCGCATTAGCGATAGCGACTTCTTTAACAGCTTTTGCGTCAGCAATAGCTTCTCTTAACAAATCTCTATTTGCCATAATTCCTAAATTGTTTTGGGTTGGGAAAATACGCTTATTCTGTGAAAGCGTAATAAAAATTAATAATAGTGGGTATCGTATAAAAAGACGATACATTCTAGGATAAATATGGTAAAAAAAAGGAGAAGCGATTTCTCGCATCTCCTTCCTTTTAAACCTTTACAAGTTAATTTATATAATCGGACATTGTCCGTTGTTGCATAAAATTTCAGTTATAATTTCATTAACTTTTAAATATTCACTCTTTTTAGGGGAAAACTCTAATCCTTCATTTACAGGAGATACATAAGCCCCTGGGGTAGATGGGGTAGACACAAAATCCCAGCATAAAAGTTCGAAATCATCTTGTACCTCTTGAGTTTCACCTAACTGTTTTAAACTACCCATACCACGGGAAGAAACCCCTACCGTAATACCATTTTTAAATAACTCAGTTAGAATATTACCTGAGGGGGTTGGGAGGATTTCTATTTTTCCTATTACGTCATTCCCATTCCACCAAATATTTGTGATATTATGAGAAACATTTTTCAGGTTAATAACTTGAGAATCAGGGTGATCAAGTTCGCCTAATGCTCTTTTTTCTTTAATGGGTCCCTCTAAATAGTTTTTAACTTCTCTTTCTAAAACCTGTCGAGGGTAGTATCTCCCATTGCCATTTTTAGTTTCAGCAGATTGAAGAATCCCTTCCACAAGCAAATTACCTTCATCGGTTTGAACCGCTTCAGTAATTGCTTGGGGAGAAAGTGTAAAAAGTTGAGTATCTATGAGAGTTTGCCTCATTTGTTATTTTTGGAATATTCAAGTTCCTGCATTGCTTTAGAACAATACTTTTCGTATAAAGCAATTTCAGCTTGAACTGCGGATGTCTTAGCTTCATCTATAAACTCAGCTAAATTTTCATCTTCATTTATAGTATTAAGAGTTTCTTGTAAGGCATTTATTTTACCTTCATAAGCTTTTACTGCTACTTCGTTGGCCGCCCTTTTAGATAACTTTTCAACTTCTTTAATAAAATCTTTAGGTTGACTTTTTTTCTCTTTTAAAGGAGCTTTTTCCTTTTCAGTAGGCTCTTCTTCTAAAGCAAATCCACCTGGTCCCCCAGCTTCAGGAGGTGGAGGGGGAAGATCTTCCTCTTTTTTGCCTTCTTTAGTTTCTTTTTTAGCTTCTTCAGCTAAGAAAGCAGCAAATTTATCTTCATAAGATGGTGTTTTGCGATCAGCAAATGGGTTTCCTATAGAAGGCATACCTGCTACAGCTTCTTCAAGTAATTCTTTAAGTTGTGTTGATTTGTTCATTTTATTTTCTTTTAGATCTCCGTAGCCGGAGGATTTATGTTTGCCTGTGGGGTCTTGGGGTTCTGTTGAGGTTTCGTATCCCAATCCTTTAACACCAAAAGCGGCGTTTTTAGTATAAAAAATGGGATCGTTTTTTAAATTTTTAAGCACTATTTCTTTAGCTTTTAATAAGGCTTCAGAAGGATTGTCTGCAAGTAGATCAGGATTCTGTTCCATTTCAACTCTAAGGCCCTTTATATATTGATCAAAAATTTGGTTGTTTAAATTATCTTTATCTTTATAATCATAACCTGCTACTTCTTTTTCACTTACTTCTTTAGTAGTTTTAGTTTCAGTAGCTTTTGCTTCAAGGATTGTAAAAGGGTTATCGTGTTCAATTCCCAAGTATCCTTTAAATTTATTTATCATATCGTTTGCCATGGTAATACGTATTTATTTTTTATGTAAATCTATATAATCTATTCCTTTAGATTTTTTTCTAAGGGATTTTTGATTAACAGGTTTATAACCCATTTTAAGGTATGAAGATGTTGGATTTTTTCCAAAAGCATACTTAGTTAAGTAACTACCCCCTGCAGATGTTGTGGTCATTTCCCTAATTTGAGATTTTACTACATCATACTGATTGGGGTAATTTTTTCTAAAAAATGTTCTAAAAGAGTTAAATGCTTTAGAAATATTACTTATTTGGGATTGGAATTTTTCATCTTTTCTCAGAACATCATTTGTTGATAATTCTTCAGCATCATTCCTGGCCTGTCCCAAACTTTTAAATAGCTTCCCGAAACTAGGAAGGCGTACTATACTATGAGTAACATTCCCGATGGGGTCTATATCAGTAGTTTTATAATAAGTAGTTAAATCAGGGGTAAAGAAATCATTAACCATATCAATTTTCCCATATTTATCTTCAATATTTTTAAGAAAAATAGAATTTAAATCTTTAGGTTTAATTATCTCAGCCATTACTTTACTTTAGAAAGTTCTTCAATTAACCCATAATATTGTAGTAGATTGACTAGACTATCGTTATCAATTTTAGAATTTTTATCCATTTCTACTAATAATTTAGTTACCTCTACTAATTTTATTTTAGTAATGCTATCTTTTACTTTTAAAACGTATGATTCTAAAGATGATTTTAATTCATTAATCTTGATGTTATAAATCTCCTTTAAACGAGGAGTATTATCAATTGAATTAATAAATTCTTTAAGTATTTCTTTTTGCCCTTTATTTAAATTAGCGTACTTACCATTAAATTTCTCGAGCATTACCTTGTAAGTAAGTACTCTTAAGTCTTTATCATACTTAGAAAATTCTTCTATTAGATTTTGCTTAACCCTCTTTTCGTTGATATCTGATTGGGTTAAATACTCTAAAATAGTAACTTTATTATTTATAATTTCTTCGGTTTCAGATAATTTATCCGAGTTGTATATTTCTATTAGTTTATAAAAAGAAGCGTGGGCTTTATATCCTATTACCTGATGTCTGAAAAACTCATCTAATTTGTAATGGTTCTTAATTTCATTAATAAGGTTATATTTTTCTCTTCTTAGGGCACTTCTATTTAATTTACGGGTAGCTTCTAATATAGTATTTAAAGTAATCTCGGCTTTTTGTTCAGTTAGATATTTGTTTTTAAACAAAGATTCATATAATTTATATTCTTTACCTAATTCCGTTTTAGTAAAAGCTTTTTTTAAAATATTTAGTGAAGGAGACTCATTACCTGAAAGGGTATCTGCTGTTATTTGTCTCACTAGAAGTTCAAATAAAAGGCCCGTATTTTTATACTTAGAATGTTTAATTTTCATCGATAGGCTTTTTTATAAATATATAAAGATTTTAGTTCCTTAATTGGTTTTCGTCTAATAATGACTCATCCTGTTCAAAAACCAGCTGTTTGCGATTAAGGGGAATCTTTTTAAGCATATCTTGATTTTGGAGATAAACTGTTTTAGCTTCTAATGCTAGAGGAGAACCTCCTTTATATGTGGGTTTTATTGAATCTGATTCATTTTCTTTGCCTTTCATTCTGTCAACTCCTAATCTATCTTTACCAAAGGCATTATCTTGGGTATTAATATTAGAAACTTTTTCTTTAGGACGACCTAATTTAGGGTCATTTTCATCATACCCTTCGGGAACTTCACCATCTCCGTAATATCTACCTTTGCCATATAATGAAGCTAAGTCGTGAGGGGTTCCATAGGATTGACCTGTTTCTAAAGGATCATTTCCTTCAGCCTCAATTTGAGTTAAACGGAAAGCACGTTTAGCATCTTCTCTAGATAAGTCTCTAAATTCATTATATTCATCCTCACTCATATGGAATAAATGGTCATAAATAAAGTCTGAAGGGAATAGCTTGGTTTCCATCATTTGGGCTGCTAAGTCCATTTTTTCCTTCATTAATGCTACTCTTTCTTGATCATATATAATTGAAGGTGTAGTTAAATTAAGTTCAAAGTTAGTTAAATCATCCCCATCATACCCCTGAGTGTAAAGGTGGACAATTGCAATTTTAGTTAATTCAGAAAGAATTATTCTTTGAATACGTTCTACAGTACGCGCAAATCTAATATCTTCAGCCGCTAATGTAGCTTTACCATCTGTATTTTCGTCATAACCTAAAAATGCTTTGGGAATTTTTAAGGCGGCAAATAATTTATCCCTTAGGTATTCAACATCTGTTATGCCATCATATTGGAGGCCTGGGGTGGTTTCTATTTTGGTAGAAGTATCATTTCCCCTTACAGGGATATAAAAATCTTCAAGCATATTTTGCATATTATACTTAAGATTGTAGTCACCTGTGTCTTGGTCTATGTAAGGGGTGCGTTTCATCTTAGAAATAGTTTTTTGCATAAAATTTTCTATTTCTGCAGGTGGGATTGCCCCCACATTTATGTAAAAAATACGTTTTTCGGGAGCACGGGCAATCCTATGTACTAGCATAGCATCTTCCATTAATGTATACTGTTTGAATAGTTTACGAGCAGGCTCTATATAACTTCTACCATAGGGTAAATAATTTACATCTGAAAGGAGTCTGAAGTGGGCTATTTCATAGTTGTCAAAATAAATGGCTCTACTAGATTGGGAATTTTTAGAAACAGATTGTAGACCTCCAAAATACCCCCCATATTCTCCCCCACCACTTAACCCATCAGGGTCAAATTTAAACTTAACCTCCATTTGAGATGATTCAGCACTTTGAATTTTTTCCTCTCTAATAATATTATAGGCTGTATAAGGGATAACATTGTATACCCCAAATTTTTCTGCTATTTCTAATTTTAGGAAAAAGTCACCATACTTACACATTTGACGGATCCACATCCATAAATTGAATTCTATATTCAAAACATCATAAAATAGATTATATAAAATCTTTTGAAGATTTTCATCTGATGATTTAATTTGGAGAACCTCTCCCATAGCATTTTTAAGAGTAGACTCATCCGCTAATATATCCAAGGCTGATGCTATTATGGCGTCGGTATCCATAGCTTCATAATCAGAATATAATTGAGGCCTAAGGGTTTGGTAATTTAAAGCGGGATTATATATAGAAGTTTGATTAGAAGTATATAATCTATTATATCTATCAATCATAGAGTTAGTTTCTACCTCACCCCTTTGTTGCATTTGATTAAAATCAAGAACTTTTAAGTTATTTCCTCCAGTGTTGCGGATTATTACATCTGTAGAGAATAATCTTTTTAATCTTGTAAATACTGTTGTATCAGCCATAGTGTATTAATATACGAATAAATATTATAAAAGCCAACTAAAATCTTCAGATCCTCCCTTCCCATCATCCATGTGATAAGGGTTATCTTTCCCAGCAGAAAAATAGGCCCCTTGGTATCCTACTGTGGTTTTGTGGAATGATCCTAAAGCTGCTTTAGTTACATCTACTCCGTGTTGTTTAAATTTTAGGGCTGTGTCTCTCACATATAACCCTGTTCCAAAACTCATTACTAAATCATCATTATAACCTTGTTGTGCCTCGGCTCTACCATATTTCCAAATAAACGTTTTCATTTCTTCTAATAAACGTTTAGATTGTATAGTAACTCCTTTATCAGCAACATACTCTTGAAATTTACCAATAACCATTGGACGAGTTCTAGAAGACATAGTAAATCCTGCTGTCATATTAGAACTATTTTCATAATTTTGTAAATATGAATCCACATTTACATTATCCGATTTAGGGGAGTAATATAAATTAGGATAATTTTTTTCTATTATAGTTTGGATTGTGCTCCAACCAATATTAGCATTTTCTACTATGAGTAAAGCATTATTATATTCAGTAGCAATAGCAGTTAATATATTACCAAAATCTTTAGTACCTACTTGACCCTTATATTCTCCTACTTGAGTTGCAGATTCAATATCAAAAATATGAAATGCTGAATAATCCTTGCCATCTCCTCTAGCTACGTCAGCTGATATCATATATGAGCGGCTATAATCTGCGGGTTGCCAAATCCACAGGTTTTGGTCTACTCCACGTCTTTCAAGAGGTTCTTTAAGGGTGGTTTTTTCTATAAACTCAAGATATTCAGGGTAGAATACTATATCCCCAGATGTGCTAAAATCACAATCACACTCTTGTGCGGCCATACGAGGATCTCCAAGTAATTCATCTTGTCTATCTCTCCATTCTTGATTTCGTTCAGGGTGAACGTCCCAAGGAAGTTTAATAGGCAAAAATTCATTTTCTTTTGCTTCTGCTCTTGCCCATGTTTGATGAAACCAGTTACCAGTACCGTAAGGGGTAGATAGGGCTATACACCCACCACCAGTAGCAAGTGTTTGTTGGGCTGATGCCCATATTTCACCAATATTGTCAATAAAAGCAGCCTCATCAATTAATAGAAGTGAAACTGCTTCTGATCTACCAGCATCGCTTGATGCTGAGGTGGCTTTAATTTGAGATCCGTTAGTTAATCGAAGTGTTAATTTATTATTTTCTTCAAAATCTACTTTGAGCCATGAAGGTAAATTTTCATACATAAATTTAACTTTTGTAACCATATTTTTAGCAGTTTCCTGTTTTGTAGCAATACATAAAACATTTTTATCTTTATGGAAAGTCATTAACCATAAAGAATAACCTGCCGACAAAGTAGAAATACCTAACTGACGAGATTTTAAAACTACTGAGTATGGGTTATCCCTCCATAATTTTAATACTTTTTCTTGGAAGGGGTACAAATGAAAATTGATTCTACCCCTTTGGGGGTGTTGAATCATGCAGTACTTTTTCATAAAGTGTATGGGATCTTGTGCACACTTTATATATTCTTGTCTTATTATTTGTTTTAAATCACTCAATTTCTACTTAATAATATAGGAGTTAAAGTACCTACTAGAGTGGTTAAAATAGTTAAATTTCGGGTACTTTTAAGTGACTTAATTTTATCATTTTTATTATTTAAATCTAAATTTAAAGTAATATTTTGATTATAGCACTTTTTATTTAAAAATATTAAAGAATCTGTTGACATTTTATACATATCCAATAATATAGAATCTTGTTTTATAATACCATTTAAATCTGTAATTTCTGCTTTTAAAGAGTCTCTTACTTGTTGGCAAAAGTCATAAGAAGTAAGATCTAAGACTACTAATTTAGCTTGCTCTGTGGGTAAACAAACTAAATCAGTTGGGGTATCTTTTTGAGAAAAAATCGGTAAGCTCATTATGAGACATACCATCAACATTAGATAATTGTTTATCATATTCTTTTTTGATTTGATTTAATTGTTCACTCCTAGTACTAATAGTAATATTAAGACTATCTACAACCGTCTCAGTAGAAATTAAAGTAGATTCTAAATTTTCTTTTAATTCGGTTAAAGTGCTTATTTCTTTAGAAAATTTAATTTTTTCTGCTTCTAAAAGTTCATTGAATTTAATTTCAGCTTCGATTGCTGCTTGTGTAACAAGATCACTTGTTGTATACCAAGTCAACCCCGCCCCTATGATTAACCCCGCAACTATTCCTAATCCCGCAAGTAATACACTATTCTTCATGGTAATACATATTAAAATTGTATAGTTTTCATGATTTTATCAATACGCTCCTCAGTAGAACCACTAATAGTGTGCCAATTTCTACCACTTCCATGCTTAAACATTAATTGTTGAATAATATAATCAATATCTTTTCTATATTGTTCATCTGTTTCTCTAATACCATTATCTTCTATATCAATTCCTTCTGGTGAGATATAAAATATATAATCGTATTTACCTAAAAACTCGGATGCGTAGGTGTAGAATTTCTCTTCTCCTATATAATTAATTTTTTTAGCTAATTTAGTAAACGCTATTACATCAAGAATGGTTCTATCAGTAATAATATTTTCCTGCATAATTTCACTTACACGTTCTGCCAAAAATATAGTTTGACCCTCAAGAGTAGTCTCATAATTTAAAGGTATACCTAATGAATTAAGATAAGCACTGCGTTCAGTAGCAAACTTATAATCCTTAAATTCAGGTACATCTTTAAGAGCATTAACAAGTGTGGTTTTACCCACACTCATTGTTCCTGTAAATCCTATCTTCATTATCCTCCCTGTCTTGCTGATTCTCTCATTGCTGGGTTTTTAAACCAAGGTAATCCCGTAGTATTACTCTTAGCTTCTCTCCATCCTTCTTCGCTATATTGTTCCCCATAAAGATAATATTCTCTTTTACGATTTTCACCTTCAGGTATTAAAGCAGGCCCATCCCAATTATGAAGTTTACCATCCCAATAATGGACTATAGTTCCATTAGGTGTTATTAAACGTTGGGGTTTAGGCCATTTTTCTTTCTTTGCCATATTAATTTATTTTTAAAATATTTTCTGCTACATAAGTTCCCTGGGCCCCAGATACTGTAATCCCTCTTGCGCTTAAAGCATCACCTACAAAATGGACATTAGGTACTTTGTTAAGTGATAAATCTTCATAATTTACAAGTGGCTCTGGGGAGAGGTATTTAACTTCAGGTATGTACATACCCCAATCATCCCCCAGCGTAGGGAATACTTTTTTCATATCTTCAATAAAATCTTCAATATATTTAAAATATCCTTGAAAATGGTCACGTACCTCCTGTAAACCTTTTTCAGTAATATAATGAGCTTTTACCCAATCACCCTCTGATGTTTTACTTTTTAAACGATTTATAGTACCTTCTTCTTCATTTTTCCAAGGTGAATAATATAATCCTGCTTTATATTTTGCTTGGAAGCGCCCTTGTGCTTTTTTTCCACTATAACCTTCACCAGGTACAATTTCTACTTTATTTACTTTAGAAACTAACTCACGTGACCAATCAAAGGGTTTGTCAATTCCTTGTACTTCCATTAGAATACCAAAATTAGTCATATCATTACGATATGCTTCATCTTTTTTAGCATGACCATTATAACTATAGTCTCCATATGTTTCTTCAAGTGCTACATAGGCGGCATTATTATTAGTACAAAAACTACGAAGTGAAACACCTTTATCTTCAAACTTACGATATAATTTAAAATCGTAACTTACATCAATAAGTTTTTGGAAGTGTTTTTGGGGTGCCTCAAAACGTACCCCAACTTGTACAGGTTTAGGTTCGGTATCATGATTTCCACTTTCAATAAGATGTTTACCAAAATCAATACCAGATTTACCCACTGCAAATATCAAACGATCATAAAAGTATTTACGATCCGCTACAACGTAGTCCATTTCAAAATCAATTGAAGTTACTTTAGTATTCCAAATAAATTTAACTCCTTTATCGCAAAGATAATTATACCAGTTTTTACCAATTTCATGTAGATAATCAGTACCTACATGCCATACAGGAAATAATCTAAGACCAAAGTAAGGTTTAATGAAATTGGGTTCTGCAACTGGGTTGGAGCATTGTACTTCTTCTGGTTTGGGGTGGAATCGTTTGAAGTTAATAATTACTTGATCCATCAATTCCATAGCTTTTTCATCACCACAGTATTTAGACATATGACCACCAATTGAAGTATGGTAAGTAAGTTTACCATCACTCCAACCCCCAGCACCCATAAATCCTGTCATTACTTCTTCAGGTTTACGTTTATATGGATCATTACCCATATCAATAATGGTAATTCTAGAACCGTCATACCCATTATCAACTAATTTAGTAGCAGCATTTACGCCTGCTACTCCGGCTCCTACAATTACTATTTTCTCTTGTTTCATTTGTATTTTGGAATTATGTGAATATACGAAAAAAGTGTGGCGCCACCAAATTATGATGACGCCACAGCTGTCTAAATTTTTTATTAAATCGCTCGGCTATGAATCGAGCTTAATATTACTTATTTTTTATCCTCAGCAACTGATGCTTTGCGGTATTCTGTAACTAGCCTTTTAATTTCTCCTAATGATTTTCTAGCTTTACCATGGGCTACTTTAGTAGTACCTGCATGTTCAGCTTTAAAAGTTTCATATAACGTATCGATTTGTTCAAATAACTCTTGTGTGTTCATTTTTTTATGATTTTAATTTTTAATTTGTCGTAACCTTTTATTACACGATGTAAATATCCTAAAGGAATATCAAAAACGAGGTTTTCTGTAAGTTCAAATGGGAGTTCTTCATCAAATTGAAATTTCCACCCATTTCCCTCTATAACTTCTATTGTTCTATCTTCTTGGTCTTCATGCCAAATTAATGACATTGGATCTACATCTTTAGAAAATATTCTTATATTGTTTTCATCAATATAAGGATCCATTACCAATAAGTATTCATTTTATTACCTAAACCAAGTGCAGGAGCATATCTAGGAAGGTTACAACTCCAGTATCCTGCTTTAGTTCTGTCCTTTTTATTTTTACAATTATGACGGGCTGCAAATGCCGCTCTTGCTTTAGGATTTCTAATTTTAGCCCTTAAACCACCTGATCCAAATGATACTTTTTTGATTTTTTTAGTCTTAGGGTTTCTTACATAAACATAGTAAGCTTTAGAACCACCTCTTTTTGGTTTACCAATGGGTGGATCTTTTTTCTTTTTTTTCTTTTTTTTAGCTTCGTCTAATTCTTCTTCATTTACAGCAGGTAAATCAAGTGGTACTTTTTCACCTTCAAAAATACCAAATTTACCAATATCAGTATTTTCCACTAAATGGCGGCTATTTTCATCTAATTGAATAGTACCCCACTCATTTAACATACGGGCTTCAGCAAATAATTGTAAATACTTTTTAGATCCTATTCTAAATACATTATCTTGTAATGAGACACCATTATCGATGTGATACCGTAGGCCTTCGCTTATAGGCGCTTTACTTTCGAGTAATACGGGTTTATCTTCACATTGGTCACACCCACATCCACAATCTTCCTCTTTTAAGATAGAATAATTAATTAAAGATTCTTGGATTAATTTTTTCAGTGACATGGTTATAAATATTATTAAAGTCCCAAAGCTGATTTCCAAAGGTCTGTAATCTCATATCTAACAGATCCGTCTTCTTGTTCTATTCTTTTAAATACTAAAGAACCACCTCTAGATTCGTTAGTTCCTCTAAAGTGGATGTATAAATCTTCAAATTGATCTAAGTTACCTTTAATAGGTTTAACTTGTTTAATAAATTCTTCAATAGTGTTAGGTACAGTTCCTTTAAAAAAACAATTAGCTCGTCCTTTGGATTCTGCTCCAAACTTTTTATCTCCAGTATAAGCTTCATATTTAGATTCTTCTGAGAGCTTATATGATCCTCGGGTTTCGGTACCTGTGTTTATTGTGTAACGATTTGGTGTAGTAGAGACAAAAAATGCTAAATTTTTGGCTGTAGATGGTTTTTTAAACAATTCACCCCTATTAGCTGTGGCTTGGATATCTAATAATTCTTTCTTTAAATCATCAGCACTGAAAAGTTGGAGTGCTCTTGAAGGGATAACCCAATTTTCTACAAATACAGCATTTCCTGCTTTTAAGCTAATTTGAAAATTAGGTCCTATTTCAGGTTTAAGGTCTTTATTAAAGGATACTTGAACATCAGATTTAGGGTTTCCTTTTCCTTTCCATTCAGGGTCACCTAAATAAGTTATATTGTAAGAAGTATCATCATATTTAAATCCCCAATCTTTATCAGATTTATTGATAAATAATTCTACTACTTGTTTTTCTTGGGGGTGTCCGGGGGTGAAAGAGTGGTATATTGAAGGGTTTGATTTATTTACCTCAGGCTCATATTTCGCTACTTCTTTTCCTGAGGGTTTGAGTATATCACTGATTTTTATGTAGAGTTTTTTGTTGTTAAAAGATATTAAAGCATAAGTACTAACACCTTTTTTTACTAAATCGTCAGCATTTTTAATTAAAATGTTAAATTCTTCTCCTTTTTTAATTTCTTCAGCAGAATTAAAATTTTTATCAAATAAAGTAGTATTTTTATCTGCTTTATATTTTACATCATCAGCACTTCCTACAATATGTTTATCGTTATCTTGAACATATTTTATAAATGCTCCATAAGTTTGAGGATACCCTGTAGCGGTTCCACTTAGACTAGCTTCTTTTAAATCAATTCCCATCTTTTTTAACATCCCCTCTAACATTAACCAATCTTTAGGATCGTTAATATCAGGATACCCTTTAGGGAATTTATAAGAAACTTTACGTAAAAATTGTTCTAATATATCCATTATAAGTCGTCTACAGATTGTGGTACAGTTGATACAGGTTCCGTAGGTTCAGTTGAAGGGGTTTCTATATCATCTCCAAGATCCCCAGTGTCTACTTCAAGATCTTCTGAAGGTTTATCTGTGTTTCCATAACTATATCTTAGTAAACGGGCAATAGCTTCAGAGGCTTGTTGTTGTTCTGGAAGGGACTCTAGGAAGTATTTTTTGCCTGCTACTTGGGCTATAAATAATCCCTTTTTCTCTCCATTTTTACCTTGGTAAATTAAATAAAAATCAGCCCCATTTATTAGTTTGATTCTAAATGTAGTAGGACGTGGGGATACCCAATCTATATCTTCTATAAAGGGTTCAAATTGAAAATCAAATAGGTCATCCATTATCTTTTGTAATGGAGGAAATTGGTTTATTACGGGAAATGGGCTAAGTTCTTTAGCAATATCCTTAGGATCTTCTAAAGGATCAGATTTTTCAGCGTATGCTTTTTTAGCTAGCTTTTTGATTTTTGCTATGAATTCAGACTTTTGCATTATCTTTTTACTGTTGCAAGTTTATTTAACTCAGCTGTTGAGAGTACCTTATATTGCTTTTTTGTTCCTTTTAGTTTAGCTAATGCTTTATCAATACGATCTAATTTGGCTCCATACTTGTCAGCCATAGGACCTCCTTCTGGCTCTGCCTCTTGTTCCATGTCTGCCATTAAGCGTTCACGTTTTTTTTCTAAAGCAGCTATTTTATTAGAATCTTCTTGTAGATAATTTTTGGGTGCTTCTAATTTACCTTGTTCACCATTTTTAATGTTGGCATAATCTTTAGCATCCTTCATAGTTTTAAATTTTCCTACAAGGACACCATTTTCACCAGTTATATCAAATGGCTCACCTTCCCAAACATCAAACCACCCCCTAGGAGCAGCAGTAGCTACATACTTAGCATCTGGGTTGTTTTTAAGATGGTGTTCGTTTTGAGTTTTGTCTATAATACCCTTTTGTAGGGCATCCGGAAGATTTTTTTGTCCTCCTTTTAAAGTAGGATTATCATCATACTTTTTAGTAAATTTAGTTTCTCTTACTTTTCTAGCTAGAGCATTTACATTTAAGTCTGTTTTACCTGTCATAGGATTATATCCGGGTTCAAGTTCATCTTGATTACTTCTATAAGATTTGGCGGGTTTTTTACCAAATCTATTAGTAATAGCTAAGTTTATAATTTCTTCTAAATCTGCACTGAAATCAGTTCCTATTGAAAAATCAGTGTTAACATCTGGAATGGTTTCTTTTAGATTTTTCATGATGCCCCTCTATCTGTTATTCCTACATCTTTTGAAACTGCCTGGAATTCTTTCTTTTCAGTAAATTTAGCAGAATTAAGAATTTGATTGGCAAGTTCTTCTTCCCCTGCTTCTTTTGCTTTTTTAGCTAATAAAACTAATTCATCACCAATGTCATCTAATATTCCTCTTTTATCAAGAGTGGGTTCAGGAATGATTGGGTCTGTTTCTACTTCAATATTATCAGATACTTCTTCATCTTCTTCAGCAATTTCAGCTAAAATTTCATTACGAAGATAATTTTTAAATTCACTCATTGTTACTTTATTGAGTTCTTTAGTAGCAGCAGTAAGATCTTGTGTGGCTTTTGTTTGGGCCTCAATATCCTCAACACTATTTTCTTCTTGAAGATAGAGTTCTTTTATTTGTTCTTTTAATTCTGAGAGTTTCATTTGTTGTTATTTTGATTTTGCAGCTTTTTTACCCCATGTTTTACCTTTACCAGGGTCTTTACACTTTGATGGTGTTGGCTTACATGCTGGGTATTTGGAGCGTTTTTCGTCTTTTTTTCTACCACAGGCTTTATATCCACCTTTACCATCAGGGGCATTACAGTCAACCCATCCCCCTTGTTTACCTTTAGGGCCAGACCTAGCAAACCATTTGTTAAGATTTTCTCCCTTCTTTTTTTTTTCGAAAATAGTTTGGATTGCTTCTTGTATTTGTTCTTCTTTTACACCTTTCCAAATATTACCTTTACGACATCTAACTACGGCTCCTGATTTGTATGCGGAGGGTTTATCGAATTTTCTGTCCGCTATTCGAAGACATCTGTCGCGTTTTTTTTTCTTTTTTTTACGGTTTCTAGATGTCTTCCCTTTCCTTTCGTCAAGGGCAAATTTAATTGCTTCTTTTATGTTTAATTTGGAAGACATGTTGAATATAAATATGTGGAATTATTTAACCTTCATATTTTCAAGGAATTCTAAACCTTCTTGAAGTTGTTGCTCTAATTCTTCTTTATTTATACCGCCTTTCCAACTTTCTACATCTCCCGCTTCTGTTACAAAATGATCATTAGAATTAAGGGTGTTTAATTGACTTTTCATAAAGGATTTATATCCTTCTATGGTAGACTCAATATGATTATTTCTTAAACCTTTAAAATATTCTTCGGATGTGCCTTGTTTTTGAAGTTCAGCTTCATAATCTATAATGCAATCAAAGCACTTTTGATAAGCAGGGAATACTTTTTTATCTAATTCTTTTTTCATTAAATTATTACATTCAGGACAAAATAAAGGCATATTACCCATTTTTTTAAATTTATCCATTTTAGTAATATTTTGCTTTAAACCATTTTTAATAGTCCATGTGCGGTTATTTTCTTCCCAAATATCACCTTCTATATGATGTTCATATTTTTTAGTATAACCTACTCCTTCAGTTGTACGTCCCCCTATATTACCTGTAACTAAGTTACGAGCGCGTTGTACATCTTTTTTAGAGAATTCTTTTTTTAAAACGTTATCATTCATTTACCAAATCCTTTTATTTTTGTTTTTGTAGCAGTATCCTGCATTGTTTTTAGTAGGACTAATTTTTTATCAATAAGTTCTTTCATTAATTCAAGAGTTTCGATATCAAACTCGTCATTTATCGTTTGCACAAATTCTTTACTTGTCATAAGGAAACATTTTATTAAGTTTATCTTTTCTCTTCCCACAGCCACAGTCTTTATCTCCTGCTATTTTATCTACAACTTCTTTAATACCAGTTGCTTTTGTAATTTTTTCGATTGAATCTCCTAATCCTTTACTTTTCATGATTATTAATTTTTAAGGGAATCTTCCCAATTTCTAAATAAAATATTACCTTCTTCGTATGCCTCACGCTCAATACTCTCTAAAGCATCATCTTCATTAGTATTTGTAGTATTACTATGATCTAAAGTGCCTTCTAAATTTTGATGATGGTGAATTAATTCATGGGCGTATGAACGTAAAACGTCTTTAGGATGTCTATCTAATGTGTAAAGAACAACTTTCTGTTCACTTGGCATATAATAAGCAGTCCTACCAAATATATTAGCAGCATTTTCTTTATCATCCTCTATAAATTCTAATTGGGGGTAAGGTTTTAAATTTAAACCTCCTTCATTTGCCATATAATCCGTTAATGAAGTTATTTGAGGGGTTAAATCTTCTTCTAATGTTTCATACCCGGAACCATAAGGAGATGATTTTTGATCGTGGTTAGGATCCACTTCTGTTAAGTGTTTTAAGTAGGGTTCTTCAGATCCATCCATGTAAATAATTGTCCAATCTTCAGGGTTATTTCCTATTTTATTAATTTTGTTAACCTCTTTATCTCCTATGGTTAATTTTTCTTCTAACTCAATTTTTTCATTGGGAGTTTTAAAATTCCTTTTACGCATAACTGTTTTAGCAATAGCTTTATTAGCCATTTTCATAAACGGAATATTGATATTAGTTTCCGTATCTGTAGCAACTACACTTTTATACTTGTTGAGAAAATCAATAAACTCTTCTCTATTATCACCTAATTTAGTAAAAAAGTCTTCTAATTCAAGATAATTTATTTGAGGATTATTCCTAGGGTCATTTAGTCTATCAAAAAAGTGATTACCTGAAAGATCTACATCTATAGGGTTTAATTCTCTATCTGCTAAGCTATCTAAATCTTCAACATCTTGTTGATCAAAATCCTCTTTTATTTTAGTTAAAGAAACACCAGGCATGTTGGTTTCTAACCAATTCATCCAAGTTTCTCTTACAAAATCTTCTTCTTCAGGATCCAAATCATACTCATAACTATTAAATAAATCATCAATAGCTTGTTGTAAACTTATTTTTTTAGCTTTAGCTTTAGTCCTTAGCCCTTGAATATGGCCTGGAATTTCATAGTCAAGAGTAAGGTATTCTACATCTGGTAAATCATCTTGGTCTACTCCATCTTCACCAGGTCTAACTCCTTTTTCAGCTCTATATTGGGCAAGGTGTTCTAATTCGTGTCTAACAGAATTTCTTAATTCAGCACTTAACTCGCTATATAATTGTTTATCAAGAAGTTCTGGGTTATATTTTATCTCAATTGCTATATCTTTAGGTCCTGCAGATCCTTCTACCTTGAAGGGCATAAATCCTAGTCCTTTTTTCATAGGATAAAACCCATATACTAACTCGTATTCTTTACCTACTAAAGCACCTTCAGTTGAATCTTCTACTTTAGTACCTACAGTTTTAAGGAATTGTTTCATTAAAAAACGAGTTTGCATTCGGGTTTCTGCATCGTATGCAATACGTTCTTGTAAAGGTTGTTCTTCTAATCCTAACGTAGCTAATTTAGTATAGTATTGAGGATCTTCATCCAAATGATCTAAAGCAATTTTTAAAGCTATTTTAGGATCGTCAGTATGTTCTTTTTCAACTTCAATTCCTTTCCTTAACTCTTCTTTATCATACTTATGTTTATATTCTTTAACCACATCCGTTAACATATCCCAAATTTCATCTATTTCGGGGATGTCTGGGAAGAATTGTATAAATGTTTCTTTATCTTTTGCAAGTAAAGCTTTACGGGCTTTAGTTCCACTTACTGAGTCGGAAGTGATAATTTTTTTGGGTTGTATATTAGTATAGTCTCCCCTTCTTAAAGCTCTAGTTCTTTTAATAAAATCATAAAAATCATCTTTATTACCCTCTCTCTCACCCATAAACCAATAAATTTCCTTATCGGGATTTTTTTTAGCATAAGAATATATAGCCCCAATAGGAGGTTTATTATCAGGAGAGGCCATTACCACTACTTTACTAGGAAGGGATTTTTTATATATATTCCAAATAGCTAATGATTCTTCTTGACTAATTGAATCTCGAGTCCCACTACCTACCAATACAATTAAAGCATCCATTTCAGGATTTTCTTGTAAAGCTTTCTTTACTACCTCTAAATGTCCTGATGTAGGGGGTTTAAATCCTCCTCCAAACATTCCAACTATTTTCTTTTTAGGCAATGTATTTTCACCTAAAATTCCTTCTACTAATGCTTGGGATAAAAAATTCATGCTAAAAAGGATTTTAATTTAGATTGTGCTTCTTCAGCTGATATGGAGGTGTTTATGATGTCTTTTACTCCTTCATCAGCTAGTAATGCTTTTATTTGCTCAGCATCTTTAGCTTTTTGAGCATCAGATTTAGCTTGTTGGGCAGGGGTTTTAGGTTTAGTACCTTTAGGGGTAAAAGGTTCAAGGTATTTAGTTACTATAGATTCCAAATCTGTTAATTTTTCATCTCCTAAAGTGTTAGCAACAGATACAAAATTGTTACCAAACAATTGTTTATAAGGAGCAAAATTTTGAGTTACACTTTTCCATGTTCTCATTACTATAGCAGGGGCTAAACTTCTATCTTCCCCCCCTGACTTTTCAAACCTATCCTGGTTTTGTTTAAGGGAGCGTTCTAGATCAGTATAAACATAAAGCATAAAAACTTCATATCCTGTTTCTTCTAATTCACTTTTTAATTTAGATGTTTCTTTTAATGAGGCGCCTGTGCCATCTAATATGAATGATTCTTTTTCTCCTATAGTAGTTGTTAAATTACTTTTAAACTCTTTATTAGCTGCAGCCATAGCTTTAGCTTGATTACTTCTTTCTTCAGGAGAAGCGTTTTTTAAGTCCAATGTAATATTAGCCTTTTTTAACATAGGAACATAAATGTCATCTACATTTAATACCTTTAAATTCCCTAAGTCTAAACCCCTTAAAATATACCCTTTTCCAGCACCAGGAGCTCCTGCTAATATAATAGCTTTGGGTTTACCTTGTATTTCTTTTAAAATATCATATAATTTCATAAAGAGTATTTGTTATAAATATTACAAATCTCTTTTAGCTGATGTTCTAAATTGTGTAAATGCTGGCTTATGGTTGGGGTTTTCTAAGTCAAATAAGGTACGGACTGTTCTATAAATTTCTAGGTTTTCTTCTATACTTCTAGATGATTCATACATTTCCCATCCTTTACCTTGCATTTTACCTTTTGCGGCTTTCCTTTTAGAAGATTTTAACCATAAAATACCCGTACGATCCACTTTTTTACCAAAACATTCCTCAAAACATTTAGCATACATTGCGGCTTGTAAATCATAAGTAGTTTGTAAATGGTTAGAAGTTTTAAAATCTATAATCCATAATTCACCATTAATTTCACAAACTAAATCACAAGTACCTGCTACTTTTAATTCATCGGAGAATAAATGAACTTCTGCTTCAATTAATGTTGGTTTATATTCTTCCCACCAATCAACAAATCTTAAAAACATTTGCCAAACATGGGGTGGATACATAGGTCTACCATATTCTAAAAAGTTCATTTCTTCACCATTTAGATAAGCTTCAATCATTTCATGTACTTGTGTACCTTCTTCTCCTGCTTTTCTAACTATATGATCCGCTGAATAACCTACTTTCTTAAGCCAATCTTCAAAAAATTTACCTTTAGGGTAATAAGATAAAACATAAGTTACTGAGGGGTAATATTCCCCGTTTCGTTGGTAATATCTCCCATCTGGGAGGGTTATTTGTTTAGCATCATCAGATACTTCTAGTATTCTATTGTAGGTAGTTTTAATTTGTTTCATAGGGCTAATTTTTTAGCCAAAAGCCCCGACAAGGTAAGAGGAATAGACTTTTGAATAAGTTCAGTAAAACATTTAAATCCTAATTCACTCGGGTCCTTATCATCCATTTCTAATAAATGGACTTCTTTACCTTCATTCATAAACGTTTCACAAAATTTAATTGCAGATTTCATAGCATCACTATCTAGTGCTATATATATTTTTTCAACTTTAGAAGAAACGATTTTCTTCATTAGGTTACTTTGTATATTTTTTCCTAAAAGTGGGATAGCATTCCTTTTGATGGCTATGGCATCAAATGGTCCTTCACATAATACTAACGGGCTATTCCAGTTTATAAACATTTCAAACGGTACAATATCGCGAGATACTGATGGGTTTTTATATTTTCTGTATGGTTCTTTTTCAAAGCTGCGGGCTGTGAAATAATTTAAATTACCATTAAGATCATACGAAGGAATAATAATCATATTTTGATATTCTCCACTCTCACAATATCCAATATTATATTTAATAATGTCGTCAGTAAAAATACCCCTTTTCTTAAGGTAAGCTGAAGCATGTTTTCCCATAATATCTGAGGGGTGGTCTATAAGGGAAGTAAATTCTAATGGAAGAGTAAGGGAATTTATTATTTCTACCTCTTCAACGAATTGACCTTTAGGTACTAATTTACGAGCTTCTTCAATATACTCATATTTCTTAGACCTTTTAAGTAAAGAAACAATAGTTTTCCCTCTGGTATTGCAAACCCAACAATGCCATGGATTATGACCTTTTTTATTCTCAGTAAAATTTATTTCTAATTTAGGTTTGTGGTGATCACAGAAGGGACAGTGGTGGGCATAATTACCTCTTGCCGTTTGTTTACCCTTTCCAAGAATTTTATCAACTAGGGTAACTAATAAGTGATTTACCATAGTATGGAATATACAATAAAGAATTTACTTATCAAAGTCTGAGGTAAAGAACTTACCTAAAATATTATCATTGTAGTATAAATCGGGTTTTTCTAAAACCTCCATCTGGAATAGGTGTTTGGTTTCGAGGTAGGTGAGGTGTTTTTTATTGAAAGCTACCTCAATAATTTGTTTCCCCAAATCCTCCAGTGTAACTTCTTTACTGTTGATTTGGTTTTTAAGATGGGTATTTGACCCATAATATTTTTTCCAATCACTTTCTTTTTGAATTACTCGGAATGTTTTTTTCCTCCCACGTCCTGTTTGTTCCGATAACTCTGCTTTGGTGAGTTTCTTTTTAATATTATGGAATAAAACTTTTTTTCCTATATATTTTTTACCCTTGGGGGTAATTACTTCATATATAAACCCAAATGTGTTAGGTGGGAATTGCGATATGTCTGTAATTTCTTTACCATTATATAACCAATTCATATTTTTTTTAAAATTTAAATTCTATTGCAGTTGAGAATGCGGTTTGGAAATCTTTTTTATAGGGTTTAGGTAATTTGGCTACTGCCAAACAATCTCCGTTATTATTATAGAATCCTATACCTGTTATGTATGTGACTGGATTATTAATCCAATCTTCATGGCCTGTATTATAAGGTCCGCTAAATCTATCATATGTTGGGAATCTTAGATTATCGTTATTATCTAGGAAGGAAGGGTTAGTAGAATAATTAAATTCTGATGGGCCTGCATATACATAAACATGAGTGTTTGTAATGGTTTCTTCACTACAAGCTTTTACAGTAGCACCAAACGTAGGATTCAAACCTGGTTTAATAGCTATTCCAATGTCTGGGTAAAAATAATATGTACTATCAGCTGATACATATTCTCTCCCAGATTCACAGTAATTTATTTCATGGGAGCCAGTTTTTAGTCTTACTCCATCAATTTCAAAAGAAGGGGGATAAATACTTTCTTTAAAATTTTTTCTATTTATACTTAATACTGTTATGGGAGGTAGAAAAGGAGGGGCATTATCAACTTTTCCTTTAATTATATTAACGAGTTGTTTAAACCCAAAATCAGTTATACTAAAAGAATCTATTTTATAATCGTCATTTATAACTAATACCCCTCCTGGATCTGAGCCTGCAGGTTCTACAACGGGCATTGCATTTGTTGTAATATCTTCGGGGGATAGTGTTTTATACATTACTTATCTATTCTTATTATGAAATTTGTATCAGTATAGGGGTTTAATTTAACAGCTTGGGCTAATTTACCCACCATCATTAATTCTTGATTTTCATTGTATAAACCAACTGTAGTAACGTATGGCATAAATTCAGGGCTATCTACTACTCTATGGTTATATTGGGTACTAGAACCTGAGAGTAGGGAGGGGTTTAATGAGTAATTAAATTCATTGGGTCCGGCAGTACATTTATATTGAGTAGAATATATTGTATAAGAACCTGAAAAGTCAACCCTACTAGCTGGGTCTCCATCAGTTCTTACTATAATACCTTGATCATAAAAAATATTACCTATTATATTTTCACTTCCATCTATTATATTACCTGTACTATCATCCGTAAATCCTATTCCAACAACAGTACCTGGTACTATAGATTCTCCCATTTCCTTAGTTGAAATGCTTACCACAGATACCGTTTCTTCATAATCTACTGGGAGATTTCGTTGATATATTAAGCTTCCTTGGAAAGAAGGGTCAAATCTACTAAATGTCCCTTCAGGTATAGCTGTAGGAGTTTCACCTGAAGTAAAGTTAGAGAAGATACTTCCATTAATTAAGAAATCTTGACTAATGAAAGCTCCATAAAATAACTGTCTTATAGAATTATATAAACTAGCTTGGTTCCCAATCCCCTCCCCTGGGAGGGGGCCAAAATCTAGTCTAGAGGAATACCCCCCTGCTAATTCTGTATATATAAGATTTTTAGCCGTAAGTACAGTACCCCGTTGTGTTTGGGAACTTTTTACTTGTATAGGGGTAACCCTAATATCACCCCCTGTTAATTTCTTGAATACACCCATTCATTTAGAAATCTAACTTAACTCTAATAAGAGCTTCTTTAGTAAAGTCTTTCTTAAGTGGTTTACTTAATTTAGCTACTGCTAATAAATCTCCGTTATCGTTATATAAACCAATTGTAGTGATAAAAGTTTGGGGGGCTGTAATAAAGTCTGTAAATCTAACCCCTCCTGTAGTTGAATCTATAAAAGTAGGATTTTGGGAATAATTAAATTCTGCGTTTCTTGCTCTAACAAACACAAAATTTGAAGTTAGTACTTCTTCACTATCACATGTAACTAAACCAGTGCTATAAGCAGGTGTACCATCTAATAAAGCAGTCCCAATATCTGGGTAAAGGTACATATTAGATCCTGAGTAAACTCTTCCAGCGTTAGTAAATCCTACATCTGCAGATCCTGTGGCTAGAGGACCATAATTAGCATTATCTATTGCAAAGGTAGGTGGGAATATAGATTGTTTAAAACGTTGTCTGTCTACTACTATAGCAGTAAATGTATCTCCTATAGGCAAATTGCTCTCAGCATCTCCTTGAATAATATTAGCAAATTGCTTATATACTACTTGTTCACCAATACTCGTACCTGTAGCATTTTTATCCGCTGTCGCCACAAATACTTCAGGTCTATTATCTGACCCCAAATATGCTGTATAATACTCTGCACTTACCCCACTATTCCCTTCAGTGGCAGCTGTATTAGTACTACTACCATTGGCAAATGCCGGAGCTACAATAGCATCTGTGCTGAGGAGAAAATCTTCGGGTTCTAATCTTTTAAATGACATAAATTAGGGGTTTATTGAGTGTTTTTAGTTATAGAAACAGGTATTGTTATTCTAGCACCACTATCTTTACCTACCACTAATAATGAAGTTTTTATACTAGTAGCGGTTGAACCAAATAATGTATTAACTGTAGTAGCTTTCATATTAATGGTAGTTCCTATAACTGTTTTCTGTGTAGCTGCCCCTAAAGTTTGGGTAGAATTTAAGTTCTGGGCTAATTGAGTATTAACTCCTATACCTTCAAATGAACTCATAGTTCTCACATCAGCAATAGTTACTGTATAACCCCCAGCTTCAAATACTTGATTATTACCTAAATAATTTAACGTTTGAGGAGTTATTGATAGAGTAGCACCTTGTTTTAATACAATAGATTGATATCCTATATCCAGTACTGGCATTTGGGATGTTCCTCTGGGTAAAGTGGTTAATTTGTATCTTAAATTTTGAGTTGCTTTAGGCATAGCCTCTAATAAAGGCATATTTTCAATATTTTTACCAAAGAAAGCAGAACCTGAAGGGTCTGTGGGGTCATAAAGTGAGTAATCTATTTCATCGTCTGAAAGTGCGAATTGTGTAATTTTGAAGGAACCATCACCTCTTGCAAGTAGTTCTCTTCCTCTATCTGTCAAAATAGCATCAACTGTTATGACTGCATTATTTAAATATCCCATTGTTTTTTATTGTATATGTAATAAATATTATAAATTTAGTTTTGTTATTATTGAATAAATTCTTTTTTAAGAAATATGTTTATACCTCAATTATTCCAGCCTGTTTTAAATCAAAAATTAGTTGATCTGCCCTAGCTTCTAAATTTTCACTTCGGTATTGGGCAGTTATTATACCACTAAATGGTTGATCAACCCCTGCTTCAATATTTTTCTTAGCATCTAAGATTAGATATTGTCCATCTTCTACAATTCTATATATAACAAAATTATCCAGAACAGTGGATGTAGAAATAACCCCATCTAACTTCAATTTTAAAGTCCCTCCCAAAGAATTTATTCCAATAATTTGGAAAGTATTTTGTTTAGAATATTCAAATCTAATAAAATCTCCTACTACAGGAATAAAAGGTAATCTAATAGGATTAAATCCAAATAAATCCCAAGTTTTTTTATTATTATTAGTATTATTATTAGGGTATAAAGGGGTAGAAGCAGCACCGTTGGCGTTAAAAATATTGTAATTTTCTGTACCTGCTGCTACTTGAATATACTCTCCCCCATAAAAATTAGTTAATGTAGAAGAAGCAGTTACGTAACTAAATGATGATGATTCGTTTTCAATATTGTTATATCCCACCCAATAACTTGAAGTGTAATTATAATAAGAAGCAGTAACAAAACCATTATTCCCCACATAACCATAACTAGCAGTAACCCCAGTTATACCATTAAAAAATTGGTCACCTGGTGGGACTTCTTGGGATACTTTTAAAGATCCCCATTTATATTTATATTTTCTTTTAGAATTTATGTTTTTATGGACATCCAAAGATTCAGTAAAAAACGTTTGAGACCATGCTACAGTATTACTGCTACCTTCAAATTCTATATTAGAAAAATAAGAATCATTATTAACATATAATTCTCCATATATTTTATCCCCTTCTTCCACATCAAAAAAATTAGTTTCTACTACTAAATCTTGGGAAGATAATAAATTAGCTCCATCAGTATTACTACCTACTAAAGGTCCCCAACTAAATTCATTATCATTTATATCTAAAATATTAAATATCTGATGATAATTTTGGTCCTTAAAATGGGACATATTATTTGTTGTATAACCCGCAGTAGGGTGAACTAAAGATTGATTAAGAGCATTTATGGCCTTTTGGGTTGATCCTAACTCCACCACAGTACCACCTATATCTTTTTTAAATACTTTAAGTGTAACCAGAGCATATAGGGGTTCCTCTAAAACTGTAGTGGATGTAAATAAGTCATTAACACTACTGGTAGTAATTGTCACAGAAGCTCCTAGTGTTGCTTTTACTCTAGTAAGTCCTATCATTGAACTTGTAGTAAATTCAATGTTATTAAAATAGTTATCAAGCTCAAAATTCAAACTACTTAACTGGGAGGAGTCAGGGTTAACCCCCACCACTCCATCAAAAGTCCTTGCTAAAAAGCTCCCAGACCCTGTAGATACACTATTTAATCCATCATAATGTAATTGGGCGGGGATAGTAGAATTAGCATCTATAATATCTGTACCATAGGTCCAATTTCCAATAGGAGTACCATTACTTAAAGGAATATCAATATACCCTGAAGAGGTATATGCAAAAGGTAAATCTTGATATCCTCCATTTTTTTCGGCTACAATATAATAATTAGCAACTGGGAGACCTGGGGGGGATGCTAGTTGATCTTTTTGTTGGAAGGACATTGTAGTTACATAATCGTATGGGCCCTTCCCAATTTGGGTTCCCAAAATAGGTTCTAAAGAACCTACTGCAGTAATTCTATGGTTACCTGCTAATTGTTGGTTTAGAACAGTTCCCTGGTCTACCCTTACGGTGGCTACTTTTTGTCTTTCAAAATTTTGAGTTATATTTTTTACTGCTATAGTATCTTCTGCGGGTTTAGATACATTTAATATTGAGTCACACAAATAAGTAACTTTAAATTGAGTTTGATCAATAATTTCAGGAGAAGTATCCCCCGCTTCAAATATAACTGCAAAATATTCTTGATTTTTATCAGCTACTGCTTTCCCTCCCAATACTCCTTCAATAGGAGTAAGGTAGGGATCTTGTGCTAAGACTGAATCTATGACATTAGCTTGTGCTGCTTCCTGAAGTAAAGGATTATTATTTATGATTTCCTCAGGAATCCCTCCCTTACCAATCAATGAAGAATCAGGATTAGTATCATTAGGAGGACCTGGGGGGAGTAAAGGGGGTGGGGTATATCCTGCCATTTATTATTAACTTTATCTATAAATATTAATCTCCACTGGGACCTCCACCAGGATCTGGAGCAGAAGGGTTATTAGGAGAGCTTGGTGATGAGGATGATACATCTAATCCAATACCATCTGATTTAACTGTATTAATGTTAGTTGCACTTTTAATAATATCAACATTAAAATCTGGGGAGCTATTTCTTACTCCATAATATCTTGAATTTACCCACCATCGAGAAGTATAATAACTATCTTGCACTGGGGCTCTAGAGGCTGATCCATTTCCTAATTGTACCCAATTAATGGGGATTGAAGGTTCTGCAGAAGAAGGTGAATAATCTGCATCCATTTGAAAATCAGATTTTCTAATACCATTATAATTAGTAAAACCTGCTTGAGGATCAGATGAGTTATTTATTAGGGGGTTATAATCATTATAAGCCCAAGGACCAGGTTGTATATCTAAAGCATTAGGATTAAAAGGAGCATTATAATCTACAACATTTAGAAGATCCAGTACGTAATAATTAGTAATGCCTTCTTCTCCTCCTATTACTTGAAAAGATACATAATCAGCATAAAAAGGAGCTACAGTAGCAGTTCCCACTTGAGCCGTACATGGAACATTACCAACCTTAAGATCTAAAATATTTCCATTAGATAATAAAACCTCTTTTAAGGGAAGGGCTGAGCCATCCCCAGATTTTATTATTATGGTTATATACCCATTTTCTTGGAGTAATATCATCTCGTCTCCATTATCTAAGGCATCTATTAACTCAGTACCATTATAAACATTTGTTTTTGATAATTGAAATTCATTATCTGAGGGGTGTTTGTAAGGGTTGAATCTGTTATTGTCTGTTCTTATAACCCCTGCACCATCATTAGAAGAACCAGTAGCCATTTCTCTAATCAAATAATTATCAAAATTTCCTATACCGGTTTGTTTAAAAATACCATTATAGAATTCATCTTGTGTATTATGAACCACTTTATGATTACCATCCTCAATTATCTTAGACCCAGTTTGAGCATATTGTTGGGCATAACCCATTTGGGTATAAACACTTTCACTCCAATGCTGTACTAAACCTTTTACGGGAGTAGATAAATCTCTACTTAATTCCCAAGCTGATAAATTCGCGGCCCCTGAGGAAAATTGAGATTGGTTAGAAGCATTCCATCCCCCTGCAGTTGAGCCTGCCCACTCAAATGATCCTGTTTTAATTCTAGCATCATAATCTCCTATTGCTTTTCTAATATACCTAGTTCCGTTCCAATCATAATATTGGGTATCTACAGATCCACTATAAGTAGCATTGTGTGTAAATAAATGAGCAGGTCTTTGTCTATTCCTTTCTTTAATAGTGGGTTTAATTATAACTCCTGTAGCTGTACTAGTTCGAGCTGGAATGAAATCTTTTACCATAGAAAATAAAGAACTATCAAGAAATTTTATATACCTAATATAGGCTGAGAAGTCCCATTCAACATCTTGAGTAATAGTAGGGGATACACTATCATTAATGAATTTAGTAGTATAATAATTAGGATTATCCCCATAATAAAATTCGGAGAAATCTGGGAAATCGTCCCCTAGAGAATTAAAAGTACTTAAACCATTATCATCATAATATCCTTGAGGGGAATAACCTACTTCGGCATATTGTAAACTTCTATCATAACTTTCACTTTTTACATAATGTTGTTGTACCCTTACTGAAGGAGATAAAAATTCTGGGGGTATGTACCCACTCCGGGAAGGGGGTAAAGAAATTGACTCGGTATTCCAACTTATACTTCCACTAGTATTAATAGGGGCTAAACTTTGAGTTGTTCCCCTATAATCGATATTGTATTCTTTAATATTAGTAATAGTATGAGGTAATCCAAAACAAGTTATAAGAGTTCTTATTCCTGCCATAGATCCTTTTTGTCTTAGAAGTAAAGGAAGGTTATGATATATCCTCTTATAAATTTCTTTATTCACATCCTCAGTAGGAGTAATTAAATTTGAAGCTGTTACATAATTTGTGATTTGATCTAAGTCTTGACCATTTTCTAGAGGAAGGATATGACTATTGTTTGCTCCCACTCCTATAAGAGAAGAATATAAATTTGTAGAATTAAAGTTGCCTGTGTATAGATTAATACCCATAGATTTAATAGCTTCTCCTACTAAATCTTTAGAAATTCCAAAATTTAATCTATTATCGGCATTATACCTATTAGATATATCTTGAATATAAGTAAATAAAGTATCAAAATGTTGTCCTATCATTCCAATAAACCTAAAATAAGGTTCATTTGCTTCATCCTCTAACAAATAATCAGGTATAGCTTTATTTAAGTTATCCTTATTTTGCTCATCGTACAAAGAAGAAGAAAATATAGCATTTTCATACCAAGGATCTACTATTGAAGCATTATTTGAAGGGAGGTAATTTTGGGAATAATAAGGAGGGTCAACACCTCCTTTTTTAGGCCAAGGGGTAGGAAAACCTTGAGGCGGATATGAATTAGAACTAGAGTTGTAATACATCCAATGTTCAAATCCATCAAAGTTTTTAACAATAGAATCAATTTTGTTTTGTATAAGATAAGCACTTTGGGATACCGCTATATTATCTATACTATGTGATTGAACCAGTTGTTTATTATATTGGTCTAAATCAACCATCTTACTATAAAAATTCCTTACCCTCATTTCTGCAGAAGAAAAATGAATGAAATTGTTTAAGTCTGTGTAGTCTATATTAACTTCTATTCCTTTTTGATTTAAAATATATTGTAACTCTTCATAAGAAGAAGATTGTAAATTATTTAAATTATTTAAATCATTAAAACTAGTAGGTTTTATTGAGGTATGAATTTGATTATTTAAATCTAGGGAAAAATTAGGACCTTTTAAATCTATAGTATTTTTAACAGGAATTATTTCCTGTTCGAATGTTACGTTATATGCAATAGTTTCCCTTTGAAGGGTGCATATCCAAGGATTTAAATTTCCTCCAATTTGAATAAATGAGGGGAGTGGTTTGTATAATTTTACTAATATAGAATATTGGTTGTTATTACCATCAAATAATATATTATTAGCAATAAATAAATTACCCTGGCCAAAGTTTAAATAAAAATCAGGATAATATCCCGTAGTAATACTTTCTGGGAAGAATTCCTCTACAGCTTGTTTTAATTGCTCCTCATTTAAAAATCCCGAAGTAAGTCTTATTTCTTGCCTATTAGACGATATTTCTTTAATTCTAAAACTTTGATTAATAGAAGAAGAAAGTTCATTATTTAATATATTATATATTACATTATAACTTCCTATACTATATCCTAATTCTTCAACTGCCTTCTGGGGGTATACTTCTAATGAATTAGCTTCTGTAATATTTCCTCCACCTCCATTTTCTATTATGGAGTAAAGAGAATTAGCATTATAATCTAGTAAATTACCATTAAGATCATATATCAAAGTTTCTGCTCTACCTTCTCCGGTATTAAATGTAGGGGTTACAAAGAAACGTGGGATGGTATTTTCATCCCCCTCAGAATATTGTTGGGGTTCGAATGTACTAGGATCTATTAACTTAATTAAAGCCATTTATTATAAATATTAGTTAACAACAATATTATTGTTAGAAGTAAATTGAGATCCTCCTTCTGATGTATCTGGGGTGTAATTAGGAGGGAGGCTTTGGTTTTGTTGACTTTTTCTTAGTTCTTCTTGTGTTGATAAAAGTTCTTCTCTTAATTGAGTTATTTCATCTAAAAGAACCTGAATATCCTGCTCATGCTCCTCAGTAAACCCTATATACTCACTACTTCTATCGATTAATACTTGATGAGAATCAATAGAACCCTCAATAGGTATTTCATAAAATAATTGAGTATAAAGTTCAAAAAATTGTTCTACTGTGAATACTTCTTCTGGGGGTGGTGGAGGGGGTACAAGTTGAGTAAAAGAAGTGTCAATAGAATTTCTATACACGGGGGATAAGAATCCCTGTCTTCCTAGGTTTACTTTTTGACTCATCCGTTTATTATTTTAAAGTAATAATTATCATCTAAAATTAAAGTATTACCATCTATATGGGTTTTTATTAAAATTTTATAATACCTCTCGGGTTCTAATCCGTTCATATAAAGTTTAAAATAACTTCCCTTTAAGTCTGCACTAATTTGGGTGTAATCATCATCAAAATCGATTATAAACTCGTTAGTATGTAAATCTTTAATAGCATAATATGAAGATGTGGGAAGATAATAATTAGTATTATAAAGAGAAGAAGTTTGGAATACCCTCTCAGGGTATTGGGGCCTACAATTTATATAAAATTTATGTACACTTCCTCTTAAATATTCTTGAGAATTATTGGCCAATGTTGCTACTAATTGGGAAGTATCAATAATACTACCTGTATTAATAGTGGAATAATTACCTAATCCTTCACTTCCTGAAGGGATAAAGTATGAGGAAGTATTAGCATAAGTCCAATCTCTCCACTTAAATTCAAGTTGTGGGGGATATATAGTATGTGTATCTATTGAAAAATATTTAATATTAGTAACTTTATCCTTTTTAGGCTGGAACTCGGAACTAGGGTCTTGTTTAACAATAAAACCTTCATTATTAATAGTCCCACTAACAAATAATCTTACAGCATTGGTTACATTTACATTTATATCTTTATCACTACTATAACCTAAAGATTGAGATGCTTTTACAGGAAGACCCCCAACAGGTCCACTATACCATTCACCTCCTGGGGTGGACCAAGGGTTAGACCCTGATGAATTTCGATACTCCCACGAACATCCATCTTCAGTTATAGGTTTATCCAAAAATTTCCCTGTCCCCATAACCCAAGACCCAGATATAGGAAATACTTCTAACGTTAAATCCCCACTTAACCCATTTATCTCAGCTATATAACATTTTAAATTAGCTTCAAAATCTGCACTAGAAGTTAATAAAGATCCTGTAGCATCTGTTACAGACCCACTGATTTGGGTATTGATTAGATCTATTATTTCTTCCGTAGAAAATTTAATAAGAAATCTACTTACTTGGGGTTCTCCTGGTAAGAATGTGGTAGATACTTCTAAAATTTCATCTAAACCTGTATTTTGAGTGGGGAAAGATGAATATAAAGTTGTGTCTTTTTCGGGAAAAATTTTATATATGGCCATTATTAAAAGTTTGTTACAGATCCTCTAATATCTGAGTTGGGGTATTTAACTTCAAAAATACAAGGATCTTGGGAAGGGAATACTGTATTGTTTTGGGTTGCGCCTTTTACGTCATAAAAGTATTTAGAATATCCCGCAGACTCTCCCGCTTTATTAGATATCTCTACAGATTTTACAGTTTGTACCCCTTCAATTTTATCTAATAAAACCTGTATATCAGTCAAAAATATGGGTTGGTTAATTTGCCATTTATCTATTTGGAAATAATTTTTCACAGCAGATATGCATTTATTCAATACTTGATTACCCGAATAGTTGGGACGTAGTACTATTGAAAAATCCACAGCTATATTAATTATAAATCCATCTTTTATGGATATAGTATCATTCACCATTCTATATTGAGAAAGATATGTTGATAAATTCCTTTTTAAAGTACCAGAAGTAGTAGATAAATGTTTATTGCTATCATAACCTAAAATATACATGTCCAAAACAGCAGGTCTAGCATGGAGGTTTAAATTTTCGATTTTTTCGGGTTCAACATATAATTTAGCAACATCCCCATAAATTCCGGGCATACTAAGAGCTCTAACTGTATAATCATCTTGTGTAACACTGCGTTGTTGAGTACCAAACATTCTTAAAGAATTTTCTCTAATTTCGTCTGGGGAATCTCCACTCCCACCTCCTGATGCTGCTTCTGGGTTGTTACATCTGATTGTAGAGATGGATGCAGGGGGGCCTGTTACACCTGAAGTATTTATTTGGGTTAAGGAATTAGCAGGAGCATTAGAAGAAATTCCACCCCCAGTTAAATATGTAAAAGTTAGACTAGTATTAACAGGGGCAGTGCCATAAGTATTTGTAAAAATAAAGTTGGATGGGGCAAAGGCTGTGGGGACTTGTAAGTTCCCTCCACCTTCACCAATATTAGAAGGATTAGGGATTATAGTCTCATCACTAGAATTTGTTACTCCTCCCGCTCCAAATTGTATTTGTAGTTTTGTGGGAGATATAAATCTTGTAACAAACCTTCTAGAAGTTCTTAATAAAGATAGTAAATAGGGGGCATCACTTCCTGCAGCAGGGTTAATATTAGGTCTTTCAATTGTTTCTTGACCTAGATAAGGAACTTCATACCAAATATTACCACTACTATCTATACAATCTGTTATTCCTATAATATTACTGCCATCTATTGTGATAGTAGGAAATTTTTCATATGAACCAAAATTAAAAGAAATAGAAGAAGTAGTAGCTGAGAGGGCAGATCTTGTTTTCTTTAATAAAAATTGGGTGGGGGTCCCCGCAGATACACTAAACACACTTACTTCTGTAGGATCTATAGAACTTGATACAGAAAAATCACAAAAATCCTGGATTATAAAAGAAGATCCATTAGATGTAGAGGAATTGACAATGGTATTATTAGGTATACTAACAGTTTGACTATAGTCGGGTAAGCCACCCACAGCCGGAACCAATTGGAATAATTCAAGATCAGCAACAGCTGCACTAGTTGCTTTGGGTTTATAACCCATCATATATGCTAATTGATATAAATTAGGATTTTGACGGGCGAATTGGGTAAAAGTTTCTTGTATTTGATTATCTTGATAAAAAGATAACACATCTCCAACATAAGCAGTCATTTCCATAAACATCATCCCTGGGGAGGCAGGAGTAAAATCTGTGTATGTGTTTGGGAAATAAGTTTTAGAAAACTCTATAAGGGAATTCTTAAAATTAGTGAAGTCTTTGTCAATATATCTTATACTTCTTTCCTCCCTAGTATTTTGATTAGATTGTGTAGATGTTGTGGTATTATAAGGCATCTGTACTAAAATTTATTTGAATATCATCTGAGGATTGGTTTAAAACTTGATATTTAAGTGATAAAGCTACCAAATTACTATCAGGCTGAGCGGTAATTTCAAGATTCTGTATATTCACATTAGGAAATAAAAGTTTTAACTGTTCTTTTAGGTAACTTTCAAAAGAATCTAGAGTATTAGCACTAATAGCTTCAAATAAAAGTTTTCTTAAACCCCCCCCAAAATTGGGATTAAGATATCTTTCTCCTTGATTTGTTAAAAAAAAATTAATTAAATTAGATTTAATCTGATTTTTGGTTAAATAAGTTTGATTAAAAACAGCAATCCCCGAAAAAGGAATAGATACCCCAACCGCAACATCAGGTAAAGTATCTACAGGAAATTTGCTGGGTATTGTATAAGCCATTATTTATTATTCATTAAACCCATTATTTGGTTCATATTAACTTCCCCCGCGGGTAAATCTCCCCCTGGCATCCCCCCTTGTGGGTTAAATGGTTGGGGAACATTTTGGGATGTGAATTTAGCTCTCATATCCCCCATAATATTTTGATATTCTGCTTTTCTATCACGAGAACTTATAACAGTCCCTTCATTAATAGGAGGGGGTGGAGGAGTTTCCACAATAGTTTGTTTAGGGGCTTTAATAGCTTCCACAAGAATTTCTTTTAATTCTTCTTGAATCGCTTCCCTTACTGCTTCTTTAACCAATTTTTTAAATACGTTTTGTTTCATTATTTATAAATATTTAATTAATCTGCTCTTAAATTATCCCTATCTATTACAAATTTTAACTCCTCAATTAAAACTGAAGGGTTAGAGGCAAATGATGATTCACTTCTTAAAACTTGTATCCCTTGAACATTTCGAGCAATAGCGTATCGTTTAGGATATTGGAAATTTTGGCTAGTGTCGTTTTTGATTTCAAATGTAAATCCCTGGTATGGGAAGGGTTTATCTGTTAGGGGATCAATTATGTCATCATTTTGTTGGGGGGATAAAGGATCCTTAAAACTATTAATTTCAACATTAATCTCATCAAAAGACAAAGTAAATCCCCCTCCTAGATCAGGCTTTTCAGCACATCCCCTTATTAGTTCATCTAAATTATTTAATAATTCTAACATATATCCTAGAAAAAATCCTAAAACAGCAACATTTAAGTTTAAATTTGTAATTGCAAACCCTGCTTTTGTTAGAATACGTTCTACATCTCTATACCCACCCTCTATAAAGGGATTCCATAAATCTTTTAACCCCACAAAAGGTGGAGAGGTAGGGCCTGGGATAGAATTTAAAGTCTTCGCAAGATTAGTTGCGATTTGTAATCCTATTATAAAAATATTTGTTACTTTTAAAATTTTAGATACAACTCTTACTGTTTTATATAAATTATTAATCTGTCTTGTTAACTTATTCCTTTTGTCTAAAACTTCTTGTAACTTATCTGCGGGTAAACACACAGCATCCTTAAAAGGATTTTTTTGTCCCCCTATAAGACTATTTAATACCCCTGGTCCAAATTTAGCTATTAAACCCAAAATTACAGGTATTAAGGCTCTTTTTATGGTTTCTTTTTTAGTATTATATATGTTAACAAGTTTCTGTTCATATGAGGTTTCTATTAATGCTTTTTCGTGAGATAGTTTATTTTCAACTTCTTGGATTTTAATTTTTACCTCTGTTACTTTTTCTTCTATATTTTCTACAAGAGGTTTTAAAATAACTCTACCCACTTCATAAATGTCAAACTTAATTTTATTTTCATCTAGAGAAGAGGGGTCGGACTCTGCAGAAATCTCTTGGGATTTTAAGGCTAATTGCTTTTCAGCATCACTCCTAGCTTTTTTCTTAGCTATTTCCCTATCTTGACTTATTCCTACCCCAATAACGATTACTCCTAATTCTAAAGCTTTTAACTCTATTTCCGCTCTATATTTTTTATCTTCTTGTTGAATTAATTTTTCGTTTAAGATTTGAGTAGGACCCTCAAACTTTTGGGATACTGCAGGTTTAGGGGTGTTAACAAATTCCTCACCACTTTTACCTATATTAGGACCTACTTGCTTAGGAAAAAATTCTTGCTTATTTATTGTAATATAGGATTTTTCAAAATCTATATCCTCATCCCCTCTAAATTCTAAAACAAAACTCCCATCCTCTCCAGATTTAGCAGGGTCTAATATTAAAGCTGTTGCTCCAATTCCCACAATAGTATCCTCAAAATTTGTAAGCCCAGCATTTACACTCTCTATATCAGATACTGTAGTAGAGTTTGTTCCTGCTCCTAAGTAGGTAGCTGATATAGATTCTTTTGTTAAGAAAAAGGGGGTAATTTTAGCATTTTCAAGAGGGTCACCTTCTTTAGTTACTATTCTACCTTTTATTCTAAAAGAATTAGTATCTTTTCTAGGGGGGATAGCTATTTTAGGATTAATACTAACTATTTCAAGATCCCCAACATTTAACCCCTCAGAAAGAAAAGTTATTTCACTATTTATAATAGCTTTTAAATTTTGAGAATTAGATACATCCCCACTCCCTAAAACCTTTTCAGAATAAGGAGCACCCTCAGGAGATTTAATAACCATAAGGGTGGTACCATTATCTTGTACTATAAGGTCAATATAGTATTGGTTACTTAACCCATATATAGTGTTGGTTTGATATTTGTTTATGGGTGCCTCCATTATTTAAGCTTTATGTTCTTAGATAGAATTTTAGGATCATCACCTTTTATGACCTTTTTAAAATCCTTTACAACAGCTACTAAACTGGGACCTATACTATTTAGAGACCCTACAGGAACTTTATCAGCATTAGCATCTGTTAAGGCTAATCCTACTCCTTCTAATACTTCTAAAAGTAACTTTAAATTATTTACTAATTGATCTCCTAACACTGCTCTTTCTTCTGCATTTCTATCTCCTAAGTAAACTTTTTGGGACGAAAGAACTATCTTATCCCCACAGTCCATATGGATAGAATCTCCCGAACTCAAATGTATAACATTTGGGGAACTAATTAAAACTCCATCTGATTGGGCGTTTAGTACTAATCTACCCGAGGTAAGGAGTATTTGGTTTCCTTGGTATTCGGATGATATAGGGGAAGGGGAGTCTCCTTCTCCAAAAGAATCTACTTTGAGGGAGGCGGGGAAAAATGGGATTTTTTGGGTACTTGTAAGATATATAGATGAAAGGTCATTATTAATATCTTCAACAATAGGGACATAAGAAGGATCCGAAGATGGGAAAGGTAAATTTCCATTTTTTAAAATAATAATAGGATCTCCCTCTTTTCCTTCGCTAGACCAATTATTAAATACATCTGAAGATTTTACTGTACTTCCAAACCTAATACTGTTACCCCACCTTCCTTCTAAAATATGGTCCCCTTCATATGGGTATAAAGCTCTTACTTTAGGGTTTTCCTTAAAAGTTTGACCCAAATATATCTTGTTAGATTGGGCATTAGGAGTAGATTGTATGGGATCCGGTAAAGCATTATGATTAATAGCATTCCACCCATTTGTTGGGGGGAAATAATATAATAATTTAGAGTTTCTTTGGGACTTAGACTGGGATTTTACAAAATTAGTGGCTTTAATGATATTGACAATTTCATTTACAAGGGGGTAAAATTTAGAATTTGAAAAGTAAGGGCGGGCAGATCCTAAAATACTCCCCACATTTTTTACTCCCGGATTTTCGATCGAAGAAAAAAACACAGTCCCCAATCCGGCCCATCCTCCTACTTCATTAAAACGAGGGTGGTTAGGGCTTAATACTATATCTCTTACTCTAACACTTATAATCTCCACCCCTTTCCCATAAATCTTATTGAGGGGTTTATCGGGTTCTATTCCTATGGGACCATAATTAGACATTACTTTTTATCCTTACCAAACTTTTTTATTTCCCCTAGCAATTGCTCTTTTTCTGCATCAGTCATCCCAAATCCATCATCACTTGTATCAGTTTGAACTGCTTTTTGGACTATATTAGCCATTTTAATGAGCTGTTCATCATTTTTAACAGATATTTCAAGGTATTCTTTAAGTAAAGGAACTACTAGAGTAGCATCTCCAATGTCCTGAATTAAGGGTTTTAATTCTGATATAAGAGTAGAGATTTGTTCCTCTTTTTTTTTCTGATTGTTATATATCTCTTCAAGAATATCAGAAAATTTTTTATTACCAAATACATTTTTTTCTAATTGTCCCATGGCAATAAATATAAATATTATTTAAAATTTGTATACCCGTTTTCTTTGTGGAACAAAAAATGTTCTTTAAATATATCTCCTAATTTATTGGCGACTCTAGTAATATGAGGAGTTTTAACCTCTACCATCTCTCTAATCAATAGGTACAAAGCTTTTTTATTGAAAATATCCATTATTTCCCTCTTTCTAAATAATTCTAATATAGCATCTGCTACTTGAGCATCCTTTTTTTTAGGGAAAAGATCAAATATATTTTCACTACAATATTCTACATATTCATCAATAAAATCTGACAGGGCATCTTTCTCCAATGGGTTGTAGTCCATATCATAGGCATAGGATGAGTTGTGGTAAAGTTCTTCAAGGGGAGCTTTATCTACTCTCTTTTTATAGTTTTTAGTATTTTGTATAATTAAATACCGCTTGGCAATAGTCCCAAAATATGAAAATGCTTTTGCTCCCCTCGATTGATCAAATAGATGAATTTTACTTAGTAAAAATGTAATTACTTCATGTTGAAGATGTTCAATATCATTTACTTCTGTGTAGTAAAATTTAAAGGTATGTATAATATTCTCGGTTAGTTTAAAAAAAGCGTAGTGGATATCGTCTCGATATATCCTACTACGCTCTTCGGGGTCAATTGAATTATTATATCTTACTATAGCATCCTCGGTTGCTTGAGTAAAATATAAATTTTTTGTTTTCTTTTTCCTTTTCTTAGGTGGTAATGTGCTCATAATTTATCTATCCTAAATTGGGATAAAATTTCTTGGAGTCCTTTAATTTGTTCGTACATAAACCCAATTTCATCATCACTCTTAAAAATCCCACGCTCATCAATCTTTTTGAGTTTTGTGTCTGAGATTTCTATAACGCGGCTTAATTGGTCTAAGTAATTACTATACCCCGAAAGTATATCCTCTTGTTTTTCATTTTTACGTAAAAGGTTAAAGGTTGTGAACCCTAAGGCCACAACCGAAACCGATAAAACACTTATAATAACTATTTCCATTATAATTTATCAAATAAATCTTTAAGACCTTTACTTTCAATTTGTGAAAGCGCTTTATCTTTAGTTGATTTTTTAGATTCTACGTTTAATGTAATATTACTTTTGGGGGTAGGCACGGAGTTTTTGAATTTAGGTAACCATTCTTTCTCAAATTCAATACGTGCTGCCATTAGGTCTGCCTGATGGAGGATAAAGGGTAGAGAAGTACGTGGTTTCTGCTCCGGCATATATGAAAAAAGATATTTTTTATTAGCTTCATCATACAAACCATCATGAGTCTGGATGGCAACCATTTCATTAAAATTATATTGAATCCCATGAGATTGGAGTAAAAATAAGCTACGGTCTGGGACTGAAGCAAATTGGAGGGCTTTATTGAACATATAATCTTCACCCAATTTTTCTCTTCTCCACTTATCAGTTTGAGGGATATAAGACTCATGTTCTTCATCTCCCATTTTACCAAGATCATGGTTAATAGCAGAAAATACAAGTTCTTCGAGTGTGTAAGTTGTACCATCTACACCCATATCAACCCAAACATCATTAATATTAAGAGCACATTTTACAACTCTATTAACATGGTCAACATAACCCCCTGGGAACGCATTGTGGTATTCCTTTTTATGGGCAGCGGGCATCATAGTAATGCGGTCCTCATATTTTTTATAAAACTCAAGGAGTTTCTTTTGACGGTCCCCAGTGATCCACAACTCAATATTGTTGCAAAATTCTTCCCAATTTGTTTGGATTTGTTCAGCTGTAAGCATTAGTATTTGTTTTGTTCGTTAGGGGCAATAGGTTCTCTTTCTATTATACTTTTAATGTCTTCGATAATATCATGACATTCTTCTATAGAATGAGTCATCTCTTTTATATCACCCCCACCTCTATTTATCCAAAACTTTAATTTTTTTAGACTTGCCTGACTTGCTTCTAGTCTATTTTGAATGTGTTCTCTATATTTCATTTTTTTAATTTTGAGTTTAAGTTCTAAGTTACGATGAAGAATTTACAAAATCAAGTTGTTTTTTAAGGAAAGCACATTTTTCATATTCTTCCATACTTTCGTAAAATTTAATTATCATATTATAGGCTTGTATTAGATTAGAGGAATTTTCTTCTCTTATAATTTTAGCGTGATATGAATCTTCAATATCAATTTTCTCAATGAAAGTATAAGCCCTTCCATATACCATAAACTCCCCAAACCTTTCTATCTCATCTAAAGGAAGGGAAGCATCAGCATTCCCAAAAAAATTAATCAGTGCCTTACTTTCATTTAAATGTCTAGTTATTAGTTTCTCAAACATCTTAATAAAATACTTGGGATGGTTTTCATCTACAACAGGTAGAGACCTGGAGTTAGTATAGTCATAGCTCCGTGGGTTCCACCCCCAACTATTGGAGGAAGAATCAAATGAATTAAATATTTTATTTATGTCCAAAATATTTTGTTTATAAATATACTATAGTTTACTTACAATGATGATCTGCAGCCCGCGTGGCAATCTGTTTATTAGGTTTAATATTAACTTTATAACCGTGTGATGAAGCCCACCCCTTAGCAGCGGATACTAATCTATTACTCATATAATATTCATCCTCATTATAGTCCATATCAATTTCAAATTTCAATCCCGGAAATTCCTTAGAAAGTTGTTCGGCTAATTGCATAGTACGTTCTGTTTCTAACCATAAACGAGACCAATCATCTTTAATAGGAGGGAATGTTTCTTTACAATAAATATAATGAACCCCACGAAAGGGGTAACGATAAGCAATAGCAGTCACATATATAATATTCAAACCACATCGTTGGGAATCCGTTCCAATATGGATCTCAACGTGGGGTTCTTCTTTTACTATGTTTCTAGTATGAATAATGGGACTAACTTTTTTCCCATTTACTTTTTTGAAAATCATTTTTACTCTATATTAGAGCACATCCCATTCATAAGCAGCTTGGGTATAAGCTGATCCTGTGTTGAGTTTGGGATCATCTTTTATAAAAGCCATAGCTGTGGCTCTAACTTCGGCTCTGAGCCCATATACTTGGGCTTGTTCTAGGATCATTTCAACAGTCATTTGGTCTTTACTTTTCATGTATTAAATATGCGGAAATTTTTAAAAAAAAGTGTGATCGGGGGGAGGCTTTTCCTCCCCCTTCACACAAACAACATGGCTTACGCTGCAAACTCTTTTGCAACGTCGTAAAGTTCCTGGTTAATCTTCAAGTCCTGCTTGAAGTTCTTGATGCGACGAGCTTTGCGGAGCTTAACACCACTCACATACTCAAAGTCACCTTCAATGACCTTTTCTTGAACGACATTAAACACGTTCCAAAGATCATCACCCGAATCCTCTTTACGGACTGGGGCCAAAATTGCATCAAGATCAATTTTGTAAATGTCCTCAACTTTTTGTCCTTCTTGAACCTTAAATCGAGTCGCAATTGCCTTACGAGCAAGATCATACTTTTGCTCATTAGTAAGTTTAGTTTGCTTAAACTTATTCATACTTTCGACAGTCAAGGGCAACTGCTCAACCATTTCGGTCATGGTTTCACGAAGGGTTTCAAAATCATAACCCATATGACGAATTTTCATTCGACCAAACTCCTGATCTGCAATGACCAAACCATTAGAGCAAACTAAGCGGTACATACCCGCTTGGAAGATAAACGAATTTTTCCCATCGTGGGAATTTGTAAGGATAACTTGAGGGTAAACAGTATCACCATCATCACCATTAACAACAATATCTGTATTACGGAAAGTAATCATGTGTTTTTGAGTACCCTTAGTACTCTTTTTACGAGCCTTAACCTCTTGAGCACTAACGACATTCCAACCCAATTTTTCCATATCTTCAACTACCCTAAAGGTAGGAATATGGGTATAATGCTGTGAAACATTAGCACTAGGTTCCTCAGTAAAGGCAGATGGGCAATTTTTACGCATTTGCTCTTGGGTCAAGAACTCCATGTTCTCTTCGTAGGTGGTCATTAAATCTTCCATGTTTAAAAAATTAATTTGTTTTTTCTCGTTTTTCTCGATGCCCGGAAGATACGAAAGGTCTCCGGCGCCACCAAATTTACTGCAAAGGAAGAATGACTTTAATATGACTAAAAAAGGGGCCGAAGCCCCTTTAATTAAATATATTTAAAATAATCATAAAACCATTTATAATTGTCTTTAATCCAATCACATGCCCCTTTTCCTAAAATTTCTTTAGCATTACTGGGGGCATATTCTAATTTATTTTTTATGATATGGTCCCCAAATACGCCATAAACTTTATCATCTTCTTGAGTAATCTGTTCTATATTATTGAAATCATGTTCAAAATGGGGCAATTCTAAGTAATTATAAATTTTTTCCATTTCTTTTTTAGGACTTTTACAGAAAGTTTCAAATTTAATAAAATGGATATGTTTATCATTACCTTCTTTTATTATTTGATATAAACGTTCCATCGCCATTCCTACTGGGGGGTTATTAGACCAGATATCTATTCTTTTTTCAGTGGTGACCCCCTCCCCAGTTTTATGGTTAATCATGTTGGAATCTTTTTCTGGGGACTTTCTAAAGTTTTTTTCCATAGAGCAAATAATATCACGAGGATCCCTTACCATACATAATATTTTAGGATTAGGGTAAAAAGTATTTAAAAAATCGTAATGGTACCCCCACCCTCTACTTTTATCTAAAATATAAGGTTTATCTGTTATAGCATCGAAAAAACCTGTTACTCCTTGTACACAAAAGTTTAAGAAACCCTTTCTCATTATATCAGCATCTTGAGCTGAAAATTCTGGGGAGTTGGTGTAATTTAATCTAGCCCCATATAATAATTCTAACACCCCTGATGTGGGGGTGACATAAAATTTGGGATTTTGACCCATAATATTTTGGAGTAAGGTAGACCCTGCTCTTGGGAGAGATGATTGGAAATATAACTTTTTCATATTTTTACTGGTTTTCTATTGAAGAAATAATATCTTCTACGTTGAATAGCTTCTCATCTTGTATAGGACATTCATGTAATCTCCCACCTATATCATACTTACCCATATAAGAATCGGGAAGCATTATTGAAGGTAATGAGGACACTATATTATCGTGTAGATCATATCCTAAAACATTAGGGGAATTTCCTATCCATAAAACTGTGGATTTTAGGTTAAGTGCTTGAGCGGCATGTTGGAGACTAGAATCTATAAGAAATCTTTTTTTAGAAAATTTTAAAAGAGATAAAAACATCATGCTTGATTCTATGTTGGTAATAACCTCA